GGTAGTGTAATGTTTCATTTTGCGGGTAAAAGTAGAAAATCGGCAGAAGGCAGACAAGGGACTATTGTACAAATTACACGTAATAATGTGTCAAATGCTCCTGTGATGTAACGGAAACGGGTTGTACGGGCTGGAAAAATGTAGTTTCTCGGAAAAAAATCTCTTTTTTATTTGGCTGTTTTCAAGAAAACAGTAATTTTGCAACCGTTTTCAACGAAACACGTTGCCGAAATAACTCAGTTGGTAGAGTAACTCATTCGTAATGAGTAAGTCGCGGGTTCGAGTCCCGCTTTCGGCTCCGACTTAAAACCGCTTATTACATTGTGAATTAGGCGGTTTTTCTATTTTCTACAGCTTATTACGATGATTAAAAAAAGGATTTGAATTGTAAATTTACAATTCTGTGAGTATCCCTGGAGTATCCTTAAATTTTTTAATCATTATGGCAACTCTATCACTTACCATTTTCAAGGCAAAAGCATTAAAAGACGGAAGACATAAGATAAGAATTGCACTCCGTCACAAGCATGAAACAACATATATCGTCACACGATTCATTATTTCAGAGAACCAGTTTAAGAACGGTCAGGTCGTGAAGCATCCAGAGGCATCTGCGATAAACCGGAAACTTAGGAACATCCTTGATGACCTTCAAGAGAAACTGGACTCAATAAAACATCTTGAACTTTATTCCTGCCGGCAAATTAAAGAAATCATTTCTACAGACAATCTTTCCGATGAGCAAACCTTTTCATCAGCATGTAGCAATTTTGTAGACTATCTCAAGTCTGAGGGAAGAGATTCATACGCATTATCTATTGAAAGGGTGGGGAGATATTTTCGTGACTTTGCAAGAGGTGACATACTTCTCTCTGATTTAACCCCGTCACTAGTCCAGAATTTTGCCGCATTCATACGGAAGCGGAAAGTGACTGAAACTACAGTAAACACAATGCTTGCCCAAATGAAATCTGTCGTCAATAGAGCGATAAGAGAGTGGAATATATCTTACGATATACATCCTTTTGTAACGACTAGAATATCTGCAGCCCCTATCAGGAAGCTTGATCTGACAGTACAGAATTTTAACAAGATTCGTGAATCTTCACCAGAAAAGAGAAAGCTGATTATGGCACGTGACCTTTTTTGCCTTTCCTTTTACTTGGGAGGGATGAATCTTATAGACATTATGCAAACAGACTTTAGAAAAGATGTATTGGAATATTCACGCTCAAAGACTAAAGGGCGAATGCAGTCGGATAGTGTAATCACATTTACAATACCGTCTCAAGCAAGAGAGATAATATGCAGGTGGATGGATAAAAGGACGGGGAAACTTGATTTTGGGTATAAATTCACATATCACAACTTTTCTCAGTATGTTACGTATTCTCTTGGAGATTTGGCTGAAGAGTTAAATATTGATGAACGTGTTACATTTTATTCGGCCCGCAAGTCTTTCGCTCAGTACGCCTCTGAAATAGGTATTCCTGACGGGATAATAGACTACTGCTTAGGCCACTCAGACAAATCAAAAGGAGTTATACGATACTACACCAAAGTCCGGCAGAAACAGGCTGATATGGCCATATCTCGTGTGATTGATTACGTGAACAACCCGGAAAAGTACAAAGAATATATCGAACTGAGGTCTGATATTATGATGATGAGAGGGTAATTTGTCTGACACTTTATCTGTTATGTTATGTATGAGGCAATGGAGCCACTACATAATATTTATTGTAATATGAAAAGAATTATCAACAAATGCCCATGCTCGTTAGAAGCTTGGGTTGGGGCAGATGAACCTGTCTTTAGCGAACAGAATCTTTACTTCTCTCGTAAGGTTGAAGTGAAGGAGTATTTATACAAGAGACTCCAAAAGTACAAAGGCGAAATGGTGGAGTGCTATGTATATCAATTTTACAAGGGTAAACCGCGTGAAGTGCTTGTATCTTTTAATGTAAAATAGCCTAAAGTATAAGTCAATAAAAGCCCCTTCCGGATATTAATCTGGTTGGGGCTTTCGTTTGCAATAAAAGCAAACTTCTACACTGCAAAGATGTATATAATTTCCCAGAAAAGTTGTATATAATTATTGGAAAATATTGTATATCAGAATGGCTACAATCTTAAATTTAAAACATAGTAATTACAATGTAAGTATTTATATGTAAGCACTAATCATTTTTTATATCTATGGATTTATATAATCTGCTTAGAAACTCATAAGATACATATTCGTTCTTAACTGGATTTTGTTGTAAAGTTGAAGGGAAACTTATGTATTCCATACGTGATATATTATTTATATTTTCTTTCAATCTTATATCTTTTAGTTCAAGGTTATTGAATAAATCTGCATCTAAATATAATTGTCGGGTTTTGTTGTTTGACAAAGAACTAAAAGAGTTAAAGAATAAAAGTACGAGTTCATCTTTTGATAATTGAGCACGGAATATATCTGAATACTTTTTAGGATAGTTGAATCCTGAGACCATTTCCAGAATATAATAAGCGTTTCTAAAATATGTACCAAGTTGATTTATATATTTAGAAAAACAAAAGTCAGCAGTTTTCGATATAGCTTCTATTATTGGTTTAAAGTTATTCTGTTTAAGATAAGTTCTTATAGCTATTAAGCAAATATAATCGTATGTATTTAAATTAATAGGTATTTGATTAACAACGCCTCCAGATTTACTCCAATTATATCCGTTATAAATATTATTTATAGCAATTGCTAAATAATTGTATGAAGAATACCATTGTATTGTAGATCTATTTGATGGAATGATTTCTTTTGCGAATTCCTCTTTGGATAAATAGTTTGGTATATTATTTCTTATTTCTACGTAAAATATACAACATAATTCAAAAGTTATTTGTTGATAAGTCTTTTCAGTAGTACAAAATTCCTCATATTGAATAATGTTCCAATCATGAAGTGTTTTATCATATTTCCAATCTATTTTTTTTACACGTAATGAATCACGATAAGAAATGAATATTTTAAGCATTTCAAAGAATGTAGATCTTTCCTCACTATTCAAAAACTGCTGTTTATTTTGTTTTGATGTGTATAATACTCCGATAAATGCTATTAACCCTGTAATAGCTCCAAGGATACTTCCAAAATCACCCCAATGAAATTTACTCCTTTCTGAAATAAAAAAACAGCATAAAATAGAGAATGCTATTATTGATATGGTAATTATCCATGATCTTTCATTTTTTATATACTTCTTCAATCTTCTCATAATTTGTAGTTTAATGTATTTTCCGCATTAACTACAAATATACTACTTCTTGAATATTTTAAGCACCAATAATCCTATTATCACTATAATTACAATAAATGAGAGTTCACCAAGTCTAATTTTTATCTTTTGATATAAAGTAAGTTCCTTTTCTACTGGGTAAGGAACTTTTTCCTTTTTGGAAACAACCACTTCCTTCGCTGGAAGGTAAACCGTATCCGGCTGAGTTTTCATCTTCGCCAGTAGATTACCTAGGCTATCAATGGTAAGCTGCGCCTGAGCGTTCTTACTGTTTGCGATGTCCAACCATTTCAGTACGACCTTCCCGTTCTCGTCGCACTCTAACAACGCCCGGATGGTGGCACTGTCAGGAGGGATCTGTACTTCAACCAATTTCTCTATTACCACGCTATCAGCTTTGGTTTCAACCGGAACATACTTCACTGTCTGGCAGGAATAAATGAGAACGAGGCACATAAATGGAGCCAGCGTAATACACCAGCTCACCTTATCCATTATGTATTCGTATAACTTCATGGCTTCACAACGATTTCAGGGACAAAAGGATATTCGCTCCGCACATCGAAGCAAGGACACATCTTCGTCCACTCTTCAGGTTCCACGATACCATCACCGTCCAGGTCAGGCGATGTGTCACGATGCCCCAGCACCTCGACAATCTGGTACTTTCCGCAAAGCTCCTTAATCAGTTTGGCTAACGCTTTCTTCTGTTCCGGTGTTCGGGTGTCAGCTGCCTTACCGTGCGCGTCCAGACCGCCCACATAGCAGATACCAATTGAATGTTTGTTGTACGACACACCTGAGAATCCCTTGCTATTACAGTGCGCCCCGTCAATAGTGAGCGAACGGCCAACTTCTACCGTACCATCCAGCCGGATAACGTAGTTGTACCCAATACACTGAAAGCCACGGGATACGTGCATCTGATTAATCTCCTTTTTACCTATGTCCAGCCCGGCACGTGTGGCTGAGCAGTGAATTATTATTGAATCTATTTTGTTCATAATAAAATTACATCTATATTTGTGGAGTTCTGCCAATGGTAGGATGGTTAATAAAAAATTTATTACAAGGAGTGCAGTGGCACTCCTATTTTATTTTAGTTCAGTTCCTTTTCTTCAGCACACTAATCCGTTTCCCGTCTTTGAAATACATTCGTGACATGTTCTTATCACGAACAAATCTTCTGTCCATCGAAAAATATCCATGCTTCCCGTCACTGAATACCGCCCTTTCGCCGGTCTTAAACCGAATCGGCATATTAGGCAGTCCATTATTCATGGCCGCCAGTATAAGCAATCTGCGTCTTAACAAAATCATAAAGTACCTCCCATCACAGCTATATTATTAAGAATACTTACCTGATACGTCCTGTTGGCCCTGACAACACTGCTTCCTATCCATTTCACACCTTCAGGAAGATTCAGGACGGTAGGCGTAACACCACTTGAAAACTGGAACATGTACTCATTGGCAATGCCTGGAAAGCCTTTTCCAAATGTGACGTTAAGTACGGATACTTCTCCGAACACATGGAACACGTTCGGAAGAAGCTCGGCACTGACCTCACCCGTACCAGCATTCACGCTGGATATGCAGCCATTGCCATAATATTCCCCATGGGTATAGATAGCCCGTATCTCCTTGATGTAGGAAACGGAATCAGGCAATATGTTACCGGCTTCCAGTTCTTTCTTGAAGGTGGCATATTTCAAATAATTGTTGAATCTCTTTTTCGCCATGTCATTGGGATTTATGGGGGGCTCTGATACAAAGCCCCCACATATTATTACTCGGTTTCCTCATTCCATGCAAACGCATCATCAAGATCCTGTTTAGTGGCATACTGCTTCAGAGTCTCGTTCGTTGCATAGCTGGTCAGTTCAGCCTTGGTCGCATAAGTGGAGGAAAGCCCTTCGATAGCCTCACTCAGTGCAGCTTTTGTGGCATAGGTGTTCGCCACATCTACAGCCTTGGCATATCCAGCCAAATCCTCTTCGGTAAGAAATCCTTCGAGGTCAGCTTTCTTTGCATACGCTGTCAAATCGACCGTACCACCCAAGGAATCCCAGTTGGTTTCCACACTTGCCTGATTGGCCGTTTCTCCGATGTAGACGAAGTTCGTTTCAGCCGGATATTTCTTGCCGTTCAGGGTAACTTCTGCCGTAACGTTATATACGTGGCCTTTCGATACAGAAGACACCCCTTTCAGGGCACTAAGGTCTGCCAGAGTACCCTTTGGCACATATACGGCACCAAGCGCGTTGACCTTGTTTGTCAGTGTGTCAACCAGACCTTTCAGAACTTTACCCTGCTCGGCGGAAAGTGCCTTATTAGTCCCGCCCGTTGTGAGGTCATTGATAATCTGGATGAGTGTCTGTGCACCGACGTCAAGACGAATCCATCCGCCATAATCAGCCTGAGTGATTTTTGTCATATCCTTCAGAACATAAAGGGCAGGTTTGCCGTCTCCGTTGTTTCCAACAACAACCAACATTCCATTATAGGTATTTTTTCCCGAATATGTAGCAGCCGCAATAAGGTCTGTCTTGTTCGGCACGAGCTGACGGGCATCAAGCGGAGCCTGACCACCCGGCTCGAAATTCACTGCAAATGCGGCAACTCCGGCAGGACGGTTTCCTGTTGTCGAAGCCATCGGCATGACATTGTTCATCGGCATGGCAAAGGGAACTTCACGGCTGTTTCGTGCAAGCATCGCTATTATTTCATCCGTGATTTCCTCGCCATTATATGTGTCCGGCTCGTCTACAAGTTTTTTCCCGGCATCGGAAACTGTGAAACGGAGCTGCAAAGCACCGGACATAGCTCCTGTAGTGGTAAGCTTCTTATAGGCAACGTCCGTTCCCTGTACCAGTTTGTTCCCTGCATCCGAAGTAGTGTACTTGTCAGTGCCAAACACTTCCCATTTGCCGGAAACAGTGTTGTAGAACTCTACCTTTGTAACATTTTTTGTAGCCGGGAAATAGAACTCCAGACGCTTGCCTGTGCTTGCTTCAGATGCGAATTTCACTCCAATAAGAGTATCGGTCCACTTCTGTAGTGGCAGTTTTGTATCAGGAGTAACAGTGCTTGGGAAATTGGTATCACCGGCTGAACTTGATGCAGATGCACCGTTACAGAAATACGGATAAGTACCATAAAGATACACTGCTCCCGATTTAACTATACCTGCAGGAAGTGGGTTAGGTGAAACTGTTGCCTTGTTCCCTTTGGAAGTCAGCAATGTATCACCTGCACCGTGATGTGCCTGATAATTATATTGCATAGTACCCAAAGTAACTTTTACAGGCAATGTTTTGTTGCTTGTACTGTTTCCTACATAGATGAAGGACTGGTCATCGGAGATAAGTTCTCCTGCACGGTTCTTGTTTGCCTGACCAACAACCGTACAATTACCACGGTTAAATCCTGTCTGAATCTGTTCTGCGGTAGGTGCGCTTTCACCAACCTCCAGAATCTTGTTGGCGGTAAAAGGAGACTTGAATGATATTGTTGCACTTGGTGCCTGTACCGTCGGCTGGATTTCCTCAAAGAGAATATCCTCGAAAATCTGGCTCAGCGTCTTTGTCTTCAAGGTCTCGACCTTTGTCCCAGCCGGAAGACCGCCCAGTTTCGAAGGAGTGGCAAGGCTGTCTGGCAATGATGTCTTGAACCTGATGAGTTCCGTCAGGTCATATTCGGTCTTGCCTGATGATTTGGTAACGATAAGTTTATTGCTGCCTTTGTCAAAACTGACATCTGTGACACCGCTTCCTCCATAATTCACACCGTTCATCAACAGTTCTTTGGTGTCGGTTGCAAAATAGATAGCATCCAGATGTTTTGACGCTGCATCATAACGGGCCTTTAAGCCCCTGTAGAATTTTAATTTTGTTGTTGCCATAAAAGTCTGATTTTAACTGTTTGTTTCTTCATTCCATACTGCTTCTGTTATCTCCTCCCATTCTCCATCCTTCCGGCCGTATATCTTCCCGTCTTTTGGCGCATCGGGAATGGGAATGCTTCCACCGGTTGATATGTCAATGGAAGAAGCACCAAGGTTGACGGTGGCCATTTCAAGGTTAGGGACACTTATGCTGTCCTCTTCACAAGTTGTTGCAACAAGCCTGAAAGCCTCACACATGTCAACGGCAGTCTGTCCTTCCTTACCATAGTTCTCCCACAAAGTCAGCGAATACGTACCAAGGTGTTTGTGGTCCGTTCCATGAAAAGTAAATTTCAGCTTGTTTCCCTGGTATATCTCAAAATGGAAATCGAGAAATCTGCCTAGAGGATTCTTCAGCATGAGTTTCAAGTCCCTTCCTTCCAGTGGAACAGGCTCCTTGTTCGTGAGTATCTGCCAGGTGAAGTATATATCTTTCCCTATCCTTATCTTTCTCATATCAACTAGGTCATGAAACTTATTGTCATAAGTAATATTATGATTACGGAGTAGATGATTTCCGCTATCAGGCGTCTATCTGTCTTCTTCATCCTTTGTAACTTTTTCGATAATTTCGCCAGCCGTTGTGTACTTCTTTTTAATGTAGCCCACCAGCAGGCGCTTAATGGAAACCTTGTTCTTGATACCATGAATTGTGCATATATGCTCCATAATACTGTCAAATTCGAAAATGAAAGCCAACCCCAGCCCGCAGATAGAACTGATTGTATAGGAACAGATGCCAACCGGCTGAAGAATTGCAATGCCCAGCATGAACCCAACAACAAGGTATGAATTATACTCAATGAACTTGCACACGGTACGTCGGCCAGCACGGGAAAAGCGGAAATCCTCGCCCCGCTTAACCACGCTGTCGATGATTCCCAGAACAAAGTCGGCCACAATCATCACAACGATAAAAGCCAGCATCCAGCGAAGCTCAAAGACAACGCTTCTTATCTCTCCTACAAAGGAGTAAGCCCCGGCAACAAGAATCTGCGGGGCTATGACGGTTATAAGGTTCTGCATCACTCCTTCTTTACTTTACCACCGAACAACTTGGCCAGCCATTCGCTTGTTACAACCGACACGATTCCGGTCGATGCCAGGGCTACGAACAACGCATCAATCACCACAACCCAGATACTTGCGTCTGCCGGAGGGAAACCGAGATTCATCCACCAACTGAAGAAGGTAACGATTACACCAACTACAGCAGTTACCCACATGCTTACCCACTTATTCATAGGATTGGATAGCTTCGAAGCGATAAATCCTACTACAGCAGGAACCACGACCGTAACAAGCCCGGTGAAGCTGGCAAATCCGGTCAGGAACTCCGGAACGGAAGGTTCTACACTAACGGAAGTCTCCGCGAAAACACTCACTACGCACATCAGCAGTGCGACCATCATGAAAACGAATCTTTTCATCTTACTAAGGTTTTAGATTAAACAAAAAATGCCCACAAGCGCATCCCAACTTAATGGAACACGCTCATGGGCGTAACTACTATTTCACACACAAAACTACTCATTTACCATCCTTTTTCAGCGAAGGTAAATGATATAAAAACGAACAAAGAATAAAAGGTTTCAAATCGACTGACACGCCTTGTCAGTAAGTTGGTAGAAGCCGGGTAGAATAAGCAAGCTAGTTACTATTTTCTACCCAATTTCTACCACTCAAATAATTTTCAATACAGCTTTCTTTATTTCAGTTGTTTTCATTCATACCCATAAGTCCTGGCGGAACTTATTGGAACGGCTACTTTAAAAAATGATGGATTAATGTCAAAATCAGGTTTCCTGAGTGCCATTGGATTAAATTTGGAAGGTGATGTCAATAACGTAAATAACGGAGTTTATAAATTTGACTCACAACAGGACAATATGCCCGTGAATTATGGCATATTAGTGGCATTTTCTTGCGACGGATGGATTCGTATGCAATTATGTGCAGGTGGAGATAATGGATTAGCATATATAAGAATGCATTATAATAGTTGGACATCATGGAAACAAATTTAAAATGAAAAGCTGTCTGAGTCAGATAGATCAAGAAAATACAGATAGCTATTTTCGCATAAAAGCTGGAGAAGGTACAAATCCTGCATATATTTTTGTAACTGTATTGGGTATTAAATAGCCGTAGTATAACATGCGTTATATGGCAATGCTCTTCCATTCATTCCACTTCCCGTCAACATGATTGTAAGATCTAACCATTAAAGAATAGCCACCATAGGACATTGACTCCTGAATGCATGAATCGCCACATTGAATCGAGAAAAATGGGCCAGCTTGTGGCGTATTAGAATAAGTCGTATATGTGCCCACTTCATTAATATCGTGATAATTACCTTTTTCGAGAAACCCAACTCCCATCAGTTCCGCCAGAACTGACGCAACCTGTTCTTTTGTCATCAATCCGATTGCATTTCCGGCGGCATTCACGGCCACAAAACTGGAGATGTCTTCCAAAGCTGGAAGAGCCAGTGTAGACTTCTTCAGTAGCTCCGTTTTCGACACTTTATGCGGAACGCCGTTTGTATCGTACACCTGTACCGTTTCACCATCTTCTTCCGTTGTCTGATTCTTCATACTTTCTGTATGTTTCAATAGATTGTCAGTTTCTTCACCTGTAAAGCTTAATACAAAATCTTCTTCTGCTGCCATAATTGTTTTTAATTTATAGTTATTAATGATGTTTCCAACGCTGTATAGATTATAATTGCCTTGTCTATAACTAATAAAATCCCATTCTTTTTACTTCAAAGAAGAAAGCACCTCCCTGACCGGTACCATATGCCATGTAATTCAGGGAGAATTCCGTATCACTTTCGATGCTTACGTAATATGTCCCGGATGAAAGTCCGACTCTCATCATCGGAGTGACCATTACCATATATTCATCTTTAACTGTGCCCCACTGGGTTGGCATGGTTACTCTATATTCTTTGCTGGATACTTTGGTAAATGACAATGTACTGCCATCGAATGTGTAATACTTTTTTGAATCATCTCTTAAATCAACATAACCTCTGGCCAATACCTTATCAGGACGCCCCATTGCGTAGTTGACATCCAAGTCCTCCCGGCATGTGACAATCCAACCGTAGAATATATCACCAAGACCATAGCCAATCAGCTGAACTATCTCCTTGTTCAATATCAACTCATTGTAACTTCTTCCATATTCGTAGAACTTTGCATTACTTGATGAGATTGACGCCTCTCCTGTACCAATGCAGCATACGGTAATCTTTCTTCCTATCTGTTCTTTTCCTGTTGGTATTGAATATACCTTTGTCCAGGAACCTCCACCTTCAATAATGATGTTATCATTGTAGTTCGTGTTAAATGAATCGGATACCTTGGAAAATGGACTTCTAAGGGAGCCGCGCATAAGCACGTCCTCAAAATATCCATTAATAGCTGTAACATCAACAAATGTTGCTCTTCCATCCGTATCTATCGTTGAATAGATTTTTTTCCCATCACCAATTTCAAGTTTCTTGGCTTTGATGGCACCGGCAATCAATTTCGATGTGATGATGACAGCCGCATTTATCAAGTCCGTATTGATAACCCCGCCTTTTATTATAGTCCTACCTGCCAGCGCTTCACCAACCAGGCTTTCCCATCCATCATATCCGATATACTGGGCCATACGGTCATTCACCTGTTCGGCGAAGTCCAAAGCATCGTCAAAGTTTGACATACCGTTACCGCCCAGTACTTCAATCATTCCTTCAACACGCAATCCCTTTGATGGTGAATAAAGGAAACAGCCATTCTTTCCTTCATGGCCGATTTGGAATCGGCATTCTTTCGTAACTTGGTCATACCTTGCCGTAAGTATGTCTCTCTCGCTTAATGAATAAGAATTTATCCCCTGATAGAAGGTAAGAGAAGGCGCACCGTCTCCGTATGCAGACAACACGATTGCAGCCTGAAAATCCGTATCTGATACGTCTCCAAGTTGTACCATCACATCTCCAACTGCCGGTATGTCGCTGCCTTCGTCACAATGATTCACGGATACCTCTATCCAGTTATCACCGACATTTTCCACCAGACGCCACCAATAGTGATTGGATACGCCGTCATATGCGCCTTCCTTAATATTAAAGGACTGTGAGCGTACTAAATTCCCCGGCTTAAAACGATTTTCTATGGCTTTCTCACCATCATCTGCAAGGAAGTAACAGCGATAAACAGAACCATAAGTTCCAGGAGATGAGTAACCTCTTTTCCCGTCTGAGAACTTGACTCCTTTACCATCCTTGAAACGAATTCCCTTTTTTTCTATAAACTCGACCTTAGTAATCGTTGCTCTGGCCCCGCTGGCGTTGAACATGAAGGAAGCTCCGGCCAACTCGGTCTCCATTATTGAAAGTAACTGGAAGATAGCTTTCTTGCGCACGTACAGTTTGTCAATCCATCCGACAGACTCGCCGCCCTTTTCTGAAGAGAATGACATACCAGCACCCATCATACCGGTCACGAAGTCAATTGATTCCAGGAAAGGAGATATGATACCGCCAAGAAGCTTAATGAGATAGTTTGTCTGGTCTTCCTTGTCCTTTCTCAATAATGTTGCAAGTGACCGTTTTGCCGAAAATACGTTACTGTCCGATGGGGCAGTAGAATCATTGGTCTTAATCACATATATGCTACTTCCTCCGCCTCCAACATAAGTATGCCCTTTATACGTAATCGACTCCAGTTTCTCTTCCACATCATTAAGGCGAGAGTAGGGCATACTTTCCCCAATAGTATATACCGGAGAATCCCATGGAATGTCAAGGTTAAACTCCCATCCGAGAATACGGCTTTCACGGCCATTCTCAAAAAAGGCTTTATTGACCAGGTTTATCTTTTGCCCGAACTCGAAAAAGCGTTTCAGCTTGTCTTCATTAACCCATTCTGACCGGAGGGTAGTGTAGTATGTACCATCGTCCTTTTTTCGCTGGTCTGCTATCTTCTGTGCCTTCTCTTTCAGTTCCTGCTCCGCGTCCGGAATCATTTGTACAGAAACAAACTTTGGATCAAAACCGGAAAGGATATACTTGTCATCATTTTCAGGATATATGGTATCATCCGGCAATGGACGTCCGTAGTCTTCGCTGCGGACAATTTCCCAAATCTGGCTTCCGTTGTTGTCCGGGGCAAAAATAACACCGAACTCCAATCCATTCATTTTGCCGGACTGAAAGATAATTGTCAGCTCTTGTCCCGGAAGTATGTAGTCCTTGGAGAAATTCAGGCCAGTATCACGATAGCGATAGTAAGTCACGGTTTCCTGACCTCCGTCTTCATTTGTAACGGTTTCCGTCCTCGTAGATACACTTGACATCGTATTTTCAAGTCGGGGATATACCTCGTCAAATACCACGATGTCTTCAATTGCTTCTTCCTGGCTCATGTCAGGATACACATCTATGTATGGCGTACCAGCGGGAAGCATAAGTCGTCTTTGCACAACTCCGTTTACTACCGTCTGCTCTTCAATGGGACGGTAGTTCTCAGGTATGTTTCTTGTAGATCCGAATGCATAAATGCGGGTGGCATAAGTGCCTTTGCTCTCACTGCGAGTCATGGCAGACGCTTCAACCCCTAACTCGATTTTGACGGCATCACCGAATTCGTTTCGCCCAAAATGAATTACGTTGTCCGTTATCCAGCAATCACAGTTCCACTTATCCTCACCCGCCATTGTGAATAAGGCATCCAGCAGGTTCATATTGTCATACGTCATTGCAACTGCCTTATTCTCTACTGTTGAATCTATTTCAAATACGAATTCTTTTCCCTTATAGGTATATCCCAAAGCTTTCAGGTTACGTAAGAACACACCAAGCTGTACATCAAGGGCTGCGGTGAGAGACCATGACGCTTCATATCCAGCATGTTCAGGAGTGTATTTGAAAATTTTGTTTTTCCACTTCCAGTAGTAAGCATCCAGTTTCAGCTCATAATCATATCCACCGGTAGAAGCATTGAAAGAAGGTTTCTGCAGGTCTGTTACCTCATATACTTTTGAAAGTAAGCCGCCCAGTGAATCATCCAGAACCCCAGAAAGGTCTACATAGTCTCCAAGTTTAAAATATATCGGTTCAGGCACGGAGAATGGGAGAACGATGTAGTCCTCTTTCATCAGTGTAAACTTTCCCTTCGCCCCTTTGTTGATAGGGGTAGAGAACCTTGTTTTTCCGGATATGTCCTTAATTTCAATCATATCCCCAAAGTTCATAAATAGAAAATGGAAGCCCTAAAAATCCGGACTTCCATTTGAAACAATAAAGGAAATGTTCGTTATTCGCTTCTATCCATTGGATTCGGTTCGCAAAACTTACTTGAAACCTTACCGAAACACCTGTCAATACTCAACCCGTAAGAAATGCTCTTACCCAGGTAAACCAGCTTGTAGACTTCGTTTCCAAGAGTTGGGATTTTGATGTTTACGGTTCCTTTCTCCAGTTCTGACTGAAAAGATTTCTTCTTTGTCCGATAGTCGCCTTCTGAGTTTCCTTCTATGGTGAACTGGAGAGTGATTTCACGCGATGCTACTTTTGCATTGTCGGTTATTATTCGCTTCCCGTGCTCCAGACGGCTCTCATCTTCGATGTAGTCTTTCATCTGGTTGAATCCGTCGATAGCATCGAGAAAACCGTCGCCCATGCGGACACCCCATGTGCTCCAGGCATCCTTCCTGTTAATAAATAAATCTCCTGTCATAATCTTGATGTATTACGTTTTACCTCTGAAATATCTGCCTTAATATCTTTCAAGTATTTGGCTGAGTCTTCAGTATTCTCTCTGATTTGCTGTAACTCCAGATAGGAATTGGCCAGGATGGTACGTGTCTCGTCGGCGATGTTGTACAGACCGGTTACTTGTGATGTCAAGGAACCGATGGAGCCTCGCAGTTCGGTAATAGCTACCGTTTGCAGCCGTTCTGCCGCCTCAATACGAAGATTGGACTCATATACGGCTGTAAACCGTCCACTCAGTTCCCCGGCATCCTCGTGCGTCATTTCCGTACCGAATCCGCGGCTGGAGGCCGACTGCTGTTCTTGCGTTTCTTTATTGTCATACCCTACAGCGGAAGCAATATCATCGCGTTCTTTAATAGCATCACTTACGATTCCATTCCATTTGCCTTGTAAATAGTCAAGTTCATTATCATCAAGGGCTCCATCCTCCATTCTTTTGGCAAAATCTTCGTACCATTCATTCAATCTGTCATAGTACAATTCTCCAATCTTGTTTGAAAGCATGGCTCTCATGAAATACTCGGACATGTTGTCGGCAAAATCTTCGGCAGAAGCATCCATATCCATTAGCGTGTCAATGAAACTGTCATACATCGAATCGAATGTCATTCCAGTAAGTGATTCATTGAGTTGTGTTTCCAGTTCTTCTATTTTTCCGGCTTGTTCAATGTAATCATCCAGCTTTTCAGTCAGCCTACCTCCATATCCTCCCTTTCCGGTATTCTGTATCTGCGTCCACATATCTACATTCCCCTTCAAGAGTTTCATTTCTTCAGGAGAAAGATCCCAAAGACTTCCATTCCAGTTCCTTCCTATTTGATTGCTGAAATCATTAATTTGGCTTTGTGTGAATCCTCCCCAGTAATAATTCCAGCTATGATGGTTTCCTGAATAACGGGCTTGTTCCTGTGCTATTTTCAGATAGTTTGCGTTTTGCTCATCTTGATACTTCACGGCTTTCCTTGCAGCATTGACTGATATTGCACCTCTTCCGGCTTTTATGGTGTCATTCAGTGCGTCAATGCTTCCCTGGAGTGCTTCATTTCTGTCTGTCAGTCGGTCTATTGCCTCCTGTACTTCCTTGGCATTGCTCCCGATGGAAGTTAGCTTACTGAAGCCACCGAAAGAAATAGCGTCAAAAATGCTTCCTATACCTTTCATTAAAGATTTTCCTGTAGACACGAGCAAGTCTCCTGATAGTACATCTTCGATGATTCCAGATACTGCGCTGAATACGGAATCAAGAAGTCCGCTGATTACTACACTTATTCCATCCTTGAATATGTCAATTATAGAAAGAATCCATCCGACAACGGGAACGCTTTCAAGTGAATCAGCAAGTTTTCCAGCAGCCCCACCAACTCCTTTTCCTGCTTGAATCAGTCCATTGTAGATATTTGTGAGTCCTCCGGAAGTTATCTGTTGCAATCCCTGTACCACGTTATCCATATTGGCTTTTAATGCAGTGGCTGTTTCAGACATCCCTTTCTGTGCCTTTTCAACATTTTCTGACTGCATTTGTACATTTGCAGATGCCAAATCAGCATTGCTCTGTGCATTTGCCAATGTTTCCTTTGCTGCATTTTTCTGCTCTTCAGTACCGTTTTTCAGCGCATTCTCATATTCTTCCTGAGCTGTGACAAGACGCTCCAATGCATCCGCTTCCTGCTCCTTAGCAAGATTAAGACTTACAACTGAATTTTGATATGCTTGTACATCATCACCAAGTTTCTTGAAATCCAATCCTCCTGCACCTCCAAGAGATTTTTCCATTTGATTAACCGCATCAACAATGGCTTGCTGGCTTGACGCGTCTGAGTTTTTGAACTCATCGGTCTGCATGTATTTCCTGGCATCTTCAAGAGCAGGTTTAATCATATTGGAGAACATTCCTCCGAACTCACCAAATACTGTTACCCAATCTATATTTGCCTTTAAAGCATTTGATTCGATACCGGAAAGTTTGCTGTCCCGTTCTTTCCCTAACCTTATCTTTTCGGCATTTGTTTGGGCTTTGGCTATCTTGTCGGCATATTCCTGCGCAATGGCATACTTACGCTGTTGGAATGTGCCGTATTCTTGAAGATAGGAGTTTAACGCATCCTTTTCAGATTGAAGTTGATCTAAATCTAGGCTGTAAAGTGATTGCTTACGCTTGTTCTCGGTGTTAGTCTTCATCTGCTTCACCTCATCAGTTTCCCCATATTTGGCTTTAGCCCTGTTGTAAGCATCAATCTCTTTCTGATAATCCAGTTCTATCTGTCTGCGCTTCTTTTCAGAACCTTCTTCCATCAAGTTGATTTCTTCCTGCTGATTGGTCCTGCGAAGCTGAAGGAGTTCTTCTGCAAGCTGTTGCTGCTCCTTCTTTTGTCGCTCGGCATTTTTCTTCGCATTATTCTCTTGTTTGGCCAGAGTGTCTCCTGTTACACCACCGAGCGATTTATATGATTTTTCTGCTGCTTCCAACTCTTCTACAGCTTTCTTATAAGCAGATTCAGTGCCTTTTTTTGCATCCTCTACAGCCTTTAATTTTGCTTCGTAAACAGCTTTTGCTTCTTTATATGCTTGCTGATACGTCTTTTCCGATGCTTCCCTTTGCGATTCCAGGCCAGATATGGTGCCGTCAATCCCTTTTAGCGCTGCTTGCGCATTATTGAACCGTATTTGAACGTCAATAGGAATTGTTGCAAAAGGAAAATTCTTAATTTTTTCTTGCTCTTCCTGCAATATTTGTCTTGCTATATTGTATTCGCGTATAATCTGCTCACGATTACTTCTTGCTTCCATCAGCTTGACTTCAACAGGTTTCGAGTTTTCCTCTGTTTCCTTTTTCAGTCGATTATATTCGCTCAGGGCTGATTTCCACTTGTTAAGATTTGCTTTTGCTGATTCTATTTGTGAAGCAATTAATGGGGCACCTTGCCCCGCATTTTTTAAAGAAGCATTTAATGATTTTATTTTCTCCTCCCATTGTTGTATATTCTTTAGTATGTTTTCATAACTGTTCTTGTCTCGTTCCTTATTCAGTTCTTTATTTGCTTCTGCAAGATTGAGTACAGCCAGTTGTTCACGGGTATAAGCAGAAGAAAGTGCAGGAGAATACCTTTGCAGTTCCTCATAGGCCTTTATCTTTGAAAACTCTGTTTCTGTCTCATCTTGGATAACACGTATCAGCTCTTCTATCTTTTTCTTGCGTTCCTCTTCCAGATTCGCAAAATTCTTTTGTTCTTCATTGAATTTTTGTTGTGCCTTTTCCGATGCGGTTGTGCTGTCATGAAAGGCCCACATAGTAGCAACAAGCCCGGCAACAGCTGTAGCCACAGCCACATACGGATTAGTCAGCATTGCGGCATTAAGAGCCATCTGCGCCTTCCTGGCCAACACTCTTGCGTTTGTCAAAGCTATCTCCGCGATAGTATGCTTGCTCGTTGCAGCGGTGGCCAACATAACAGCAGTCCGGTATGTTCCATAGGTGGCCACAAGCCCAACCAAGACCTTTCCTACCGTTTCGTAATTCTGAATGAGCGTTGTAGTAAGCTGTATGCCTTCCATGATTACCCCCTCAGATGCTTGTCCCATCTCGTTGAAAGCATTGTCCAAGGCATCCTGCATCATGGAAAGCTGCCCATTGATAGTCTTTGAGGCATTTTCGGACATCTGATAGAACTTACCTCCCGCGCTTGTGGCATCAATGAATGCCTGTTGCACCATCTCGGCAGAAACGGCACCCTTTGACATCTCGTCTTTCAGGGTGGAAATAGATTTTCCGGTCTTTTCAGCTATGATTTGCAGAGGATTGAACCCGGCATTAATCATCTGGTTCAAATCCTGGCCCATGAGTTTTCCTGCGGCGGACATTTGGGAAAACGCAAGTGTAAGAGACTTGAATTTAACACTGTCCCCCATGGAAATATCGCTCAATGCCTGAAGGTATCGTACCGTGTCTTCCGCTTGGATATTGAAGCCGAGCATCATCTTTTCGGCATCGACCATATCTGTAAGAGTGAGCGGAGAAATCTTGGCCATTTCTTTAAGTTGCGACATAAGGCTGTCTGTCATATCTTTACCCACCATCGTTTCAATGGCTGTCTGCATGGATTGGAACTCTCCACGGACACGGACAATTTGCGAGACTAATTCCTTTATACCATAACCTCCGAGGAATTTTTTCCCCATATCGGTCACAGCTTGTTTAATTTGTTTGGTTACATCAACGGTTTCTCCTGCCTCTTTCTTATAGAGAGAATACTCATCCCTGAGTTTTTTCACCGAAAGCCGAGCTTCAGCTTGTTGCTGCGTTAATCCAAACAATGCCGCTTTCTCTTCATCGAGTGCCTTGCGGGCAGCGTTGTATTCTGCCAGCTTGCCGGATGCTCCGATAGGATTATTCTTCAAAGCCGTGCGATAAGCGTCTCCAAGACGTTTCACATCAAACTCTATATCTTTGATGACGGCGCGTTGGGCAATAATCTTTTCAGACAATCCGTTCACCGTCTGGGAAGCATCATAGATTTTCTTCTTGAAGCCATTTTCCATCTCAGCGCCTGTCTTAGCCGCCTCAGTTACCAGCCCCATCATTTGCTGACGGGTGGATGCCAGTTTCGTTTCTAAAGCCTTTGCAGCTGTAGGGGATTTGTTTACGTCCATTTTTTTGAGCTGGGCTTCCAGTCTCTCACATTCCTGTCTCAGTTTGACAACCTGCTCCCAGTCAGAACTGACTTTAAAGTATAGTGTAGCCATATCTATTTCTTGTTTCTTCTTCTGCGCGAAGCCATGTCCTTACCATTCACCTTTGTAACCTTCGTCCCGGTAACGGTATGGAGCTTGTCACGCTGCATTAATACTAAATTCCTGTATGGTATCTCATAGACCACTTCCCGGTATGACAGATGCAGATTTTCCATGAACGATGCAATTTGTCCCAAGAGCGTGTCATTTCCTACAACCTCGGTTTCGCTGCCAGCAGACTTACGTTCCTCGCCAAGCTGACAGCTTTGAGAAAAACCTTTGAGTCAATCATAGAGAGTGCTTCATCTAAAGCATTTACGTTTTCTTCGTATGTTCCTTTTGTCAGTTCTTCACTTAAACTTTCGTCACCAGCTATCAGCCAAGAGAGAGCCTTGCTGTAAGCCTCGCTTTCTCCAAGGGAGAGAAGCACTTCTTTCAAATTATCTGCTTCTTGTACGCCTGACAAATGGGAGATTGCCCCGGCCAGTTTGTGGATAGTAGGAGGGTAGAGCGTGTAGGCTTTCCCAGCGACAAACACCGTTCTGAAATCACTTCCGATAATGGATTCAGTTACTATTTTTGCTCCTTGATTCATTCTGATAAAAGATAAAAATTAAGGGGTGAAGCCATAAAGCCCACCCCTGTTATGGAATTCAATATCTACCTATTGGATAGGCATTAAGCACCTGCTGTTACTTCAGATGAATCAAACCAGTATTCCGGTGCAACAGCAGTATTTTGTGGTTCCAGCTCCACCGCACTTACAGGAATACCGACAGCCTTGTCTGTTGTGGCTTCACGTGCACCGATGTCAGCACGGGGAATCACACAATACTGGTCATCGTCAGTCAAAGCAACAAGTAACTTCTCAATGTTTACCTTACCTCTTGCACGCTTCCAACCCTTATCAGTGTTAATAATATCACCACCCATAAGGTCTTTCTTAGTAGGATAGTCGTACTCACCGATAGTGAAGTTTACAGTAACATCACCCATTTCCTTATCACTTCGATAGGTCTGATTCGTGAGCTGGTTCTTATAATTTGTACGACTTGCTTCTGCTTCTTCAATCGTCCATGTATCCTGATGGATATTCTTGATTTCTTTCAAGGTTTCACCCTGCAAGAGAGTATGCAAGGCTTGTCCTGTCAAATCTGCGGTAATCTCGCTAGTTTCGCCATACCAAAGCTTCTTAATATTCACGGCTGTGATTTTCTTTGCTTCTGCCATATTATTTCACATTTAAAACTTCAAACAAAATTCTTACATTCACATAGTGACACTTTAAGGATGTGTCCTCCTCAGTTCCGATTGACTCGATGGAATAATGATAGGTTGTACCGTCATAGCGTCCGGTCACTCCGTCAAACAATTCTTGCGCCTGTTTCTCCAGTTCGTTCAGCCGGATGGTGTTGGCTTCACCTTCCTTCAAATCGGGAACGCAAAGATTCACCTCAACGAAAGATTTCTTCCAATACGTCCCAGGCTGTTGTTTCTTGGAGTGAATTACAATCCTTTCAGATTTCAATTCGCCCGTCAGTTTCTTGCCATTGGGAACGATGTCAATTTCAAAAGGCTGACAGTCACGGTAGAGTATGTTTGCTATGTCTGTAGTCACTATCATTTGATTTCCTCCTTCAATCGCTTCTCTGCATATAGGGCTGCACCAGACAAGACTTCGTAGCCTTTGGATTCCACGAAAGAAGCGTATTCCGCTTCATTCCTTAACTCCAAGCCGTCATCTTGGACTGCGTACTTGTTTGATTTACGGAGTCTTCCAGTCCGGTTCTGATAGTTGCCATTCTTTACAGCGTAATCGACAGCCTCTTTACCAACCTTCTCCTCAACGGCTTTCACCTCGGCATAACCTTGTTCGAAAAAGCTATCCACGTCCGAAAAATCAAACTTCACATCCATATCTCTGAGTAACCAAAATAGTTTGTATTCTTCACCATGTAAACTTTGCCAGTTCCACGGATATTCTCACCGTCCATACATCTGACTTCATCACCAGCACTCAGTGAGATTTTCTTCTCACAGACTACGTGATAATTCGGTCGGAACACCTCACCGTTCTCCGAAGTAAACTCCTTGGTCGAGTTATCATCACAACGGCATTTACACACGTCCTGCCAGCTTTCACCACCGGTTCCGGGGATAGGTCGGCCAAACTCGTCTGTTTCCATTGGAGTAAAGACCTTAACCTGTAAGGTATGTGGAGCAAATATCATAGGAATCTGACTTTAGGTTTATCTGACAGTATGTCTTCAAGTCCGTACTTCTTGCACAAGAAAGAATAGTATTCCTTCAAGCCTTTTGTATCCCATGACATAGAGAAACCGTTCTCGCTGATGGAAGTGGCACGGAGTAATAGAGAGGGGATGAACTTCGCAATAGCCACCGACACAAGACCGATGTTTGACGGGCCCATCTCATCCTCTCCGCTTATCCCTGAAGACAGACTTATCTCCAAAAGGTCAGCCTCCGACAAATTGATGCCGAAGGTCTGAAACTTCTGTGATATGTAGCCGTTTACTGTCATGCGTTCATGGTTGACAAATCAAAGTTCACAATCAGATTCGGGTTCGTAATCTGAGGAATCCACTCTGCGGTGTATTCCAGATAACGACCGTTCTTGTCCTTGTAACCGGAAATAAGCATATCACCGTCTGCCTGGGTGTAGTTACGTCCCGGTACGCCGTCCACTGCTTCGTATGGAGTGTGGAAGCGCATATAACCGACCTTATCCTGCGGAAGCAAGGTGATACGGTCGTCGGCGTAAATCTGCACGTTCTTTCCGGTCTGGTCTTTTACGTAATCTTCCTTGATTTCAATGGCCGGAAGCCCGATGCCAGTGAACACTTGGGAAGCCAGTTGAGATGTAATCAAACCGGTTGAAAGGTACATTTCATTTCCTGTAAGCTGCATCTTGAACTTGTCACCAAACTCAGCCGACCCGATGATATTCTTCACGAAAGTTCCTCGGGACATAATCATCTTCTGGAAGTTTCCATAATCAGCTTTCAGAGCATTAATCTGCTGCTGCAAATAGGTGATGAAGTTCGTCTTCGCACCAGTATCAGGCTTGATGAACTTGAACGGCAATTCAATGTCGAGAAGGTCAACGCCTCCGGCATTGTCATCCTTATTCTTGACTGTTGCTTCTCCGGTCATCAGAAGTGAACCTACAATAATATCCATGCGCTTGTGGGCTGCCAAAAGTACCTGACGGTAATCATCATAGATGAAGTTCACGATTTCCTGCATGGCTGCTACCTGGTCGGCAGGTTTAGCTGCATTGAACTTGTCAATCAAGTCCTGAAGCTCAGACAAGCGGTCAATGGAAATCTGGTAAGCATCGCCAAGATAAGCGATTTCACCATATCCTGAGCCGATATTCCGGCGTTCACGGATAGGCTTCTCACCATAACGAGAGTTGATAGAACCGGCCATCACGCCCGTAACTTGTCCGATGTAGTCCTTGAACACACGAGTAGTCGTTCTACGGAAATCGAGGTACTGCTGCCAGTAGATTGTATCCTTACGAGTCTGAAGGACACGCTGAATAACGGCGTTAACGATGTTGGGGTCGTTAAACAGAGTATGAATAGTTAGCATCATATATTAGTCCTCCTTTCTTTATTTGCTTGCAATTATACCTGCTGCTCTCAACGATGCTAGAAGAGCATTAATTTTATCTTTCTCATCACCACCTGCTGCATCATCAACTTTTGCACCCTGCTTTACCAATCCCAAGGTACTTGAGTTAGCTGCCTGATAGGTAGTGTTATTGTCCGTCCAAGGTACTTCTACATACGCCTTTCCACCTTCCAATGCTACTGGATATTTCTTTCCGCTTTGAGAGAATCCCAACTGAATACCTCCCATCACAGAATCAGAAGCTTCTGGCAGTTCATACGAAACACCAGCCGGGGATTGCACGCCTGCAGCGTTGAACTGGAAATGCGGCATGTTGGCCTTGTCAATGTCAGAGAAAGGCATAACCAATTTGGTAGGCTCAATCTCGAATGCTCGCATCAAAAGAGCAACTAATACAATGCCTTCTTCTACTTGTACTCTTCCGTACAAGGCTGAGTTAGCAATGACTTTCGGAGTTGTGCCGCTTACCGCTGTAGCTTCATAGAGTACAGTACCAGCTTCCAATGTTTCGCCAAAGTCGGCAGACAGCGTCAACTTATCGAAATCTTTGTTTGATTTGTCAATACTGTTGATGGTAGCCCCATGAGAACCATTACCCAGATGCATACCCACATAAGCCAAAGAGTTTTTCTTGATTTTCAATGTGGTATTGGAACCGGTGGTAAACTTTTCATAGACTTCTACACGGATAGCCACCTGAGCGGTCTTCTTCACCAAGTCGGCGGCAATCGGTGTAAAGGATGGAAGAAACGAACCAGCGACAAGGTTGGCCGTATCCAGCTTGTAAGGGCCTCTACGTCTTACACCGGTAGAAACGTCATAGCGTTCCTCGATGGACGGTTCAGGCTCAATGTTGTACTTAAATCCTGCTGACATAAATTACTTGTTTTGTTGTTCGACAATAGATTTTGTGTCCGCCTCAATCATTTTGGCGAACTCGCTCGCTTCCTTCTCCTGCTTCTGTTCGGCAGTTTCAGGAGCTTTGGAGAACTGAAAACCGTTGTTAGACATATCCTGCTTCATGTCCTTGAAATAAGTGTCCAAGTCCGTGTTTTCGGGAATGTTGCGGTCTTTCAGCATAAATTCGGGAATACCGTACTTCTTCGCCACTGCTGAAATCTGAGAATTGCGCTGCGCCTGCGCTTCATTTTCCTCCATTTTGGCCAGCTTGTCGGCAAACGGCTTGATACCGGCGGCGATGCCATCGGCAATCATCTTTGCGATGTCTGTCTCCTGCGGCTTTGGAGGGTCGTTTGGTTTCGGTGGTTCTGGTTTCGGATTCTCGATTGGTTTTCCGTCTTTCAGTCCATGCTTCTTCTCGTAGTTTGAAACAGCGGAAGTCTGCGCCTGTCCTGCACGGAAATCACCATAGTTTTGCATCACGTCCTGAAATGAGATACCCTCCACGATGGAGGTCACCTTCGTTTCGTCCGTTACACCCTCTGCCTTCTTTGTGGCGATACGGGTGAGTGTAGCAGTGTCCACCCCAGAGAATTTTTGTTGCAGTCCTGCCAAGATTAGTTCAAAGATTGTCATACCGTATGAGTTTGATTAATAATTTCATACGGTAAATTTACTTATAGAGAAAGGGAAGGGGAAATTTTAAGGCTAACGATACGAAACAATTGGGAGAATGTTCGTTTTTAGACAAAAAGAAAGCGTGACTACTAGGGTAATCACGCTGGAACATCATTCAATTATACTTTCAAAATTTCAATATAGCTGCTTCTATTTCTTTTTTGTCAGAATCTTTTACGTTCCTCAAAGCATTCAGGAAAGGTAAAATTAAAGAGTCATCAACCATGAACCAGACTGGATTTTTAAATAATTTTGGGTATCCGGGATCATCTCCATAGCCATTCCATCTCATTGCCATTCTTCTTTCCCCATTTTCCCAAATACCTATCGCTATAGAAAAATCATCATTTTCAAATACAACATTCTCAACCTTAAAATTACTTGGATTTACATCTTTTGCTTTCATTGTACTATCCTCCATTATATTTAATTAATAATCATAACAAATTTATAGCTGCCAGTTCCTCTGTCAGCGCGTTAATACCTTTCTGAATCTTCTCCAACTGCTGTTTACGGGGTTTGCGCCGCATAATGCCACAACTGGCGTTCATTGATTCCGGTTATCCGGCTCAAAGCAGCTTTGGTAAAGATACTGCTGTAATAGTTGATGAAGGTGGCAGCATCTATCTTGAACTTCAATGTGAACTCTCCCTGCAAAATTTCCACTGGAGCGATGTTCATTTCATTACATGAATCCAAGTAAAGTTCAACAGCCTCCTTCATGTTCTTTTCGATTTCCTTCACGTCGTTACCGACAGTAATCACCGGAGCACCTTCAATATAGGCACTAAGATTATTTCCAGCATGTTCTACAATCACTTCTACGATTTTCATACTGACCTCCTTTTTATCGTTAAACAAAAGAGGCGGGGGCTATTTTAGCCCCGCTTGCCTCAGAATGTTGTAATAAGTGCCTTTCTCAACGCCTTTCTTGCCGTGGTCTGGGACAATCACTACATGGCTACCATCAGTGTAAACCATGTGACTGCCTTTCTGCCTCACGAACCAAAAGCCATTTTCAGTAAGCAGCGTTACAACGTCTTTAACTGATTTGTAGCTCATAGCGTTTAAGACTTAATTACGATGCAAATATAGTAAAATAACGAATAATTACAAAGGAGTATTCATGTTTTTACTATGATAAAGAAAATAGCGATACCTCGAAAGATACCGCTATTCAAATAGTCAATATTTTAGATTTATATCATTCTGTTTTGTATTATCCCCGTAAATATTCTGACTGAATTGTTCTATTCTTCAGATTTGCTGCTGGAACTTTTAAGAGAGGAAAGCTGTTTCTGTTTCTCAATGTCGTTCTTCTGCTTCTCAGCCTGCTCTTCCTTGATGGCTTCAATCTCATCCAGAACTGCATCCACGTTCCCCACAAAGGTGATAGCCCGCTGTTGCGACCAGATTTCACCGTCCTTGGCCTTGATTGCCGTGTCTATCTTGTCTTTGATGTCCTCCAGCTTATACGGCTGCATCTGCACATCCACGTCAATGGTTTCGGAGGCTTCTTCAAGGGTGGAATTCACGGAACCCAACGCAGAGACAAGAAAGTTTACCCGTCGTTGCATGAACTCGCCGACGGTTTCATTCAGGTTCTCCACATTCAGGTGGGTGGACATGAACACATAGTCGAAAGTCACACCGGAAACGGCGTTTCCTGTACCCTTCAGGGAGTCGAAAGAGATTCTGGGCGTATTGGTCAGTCCGTATATCTGACTTAACAGCGTCTCCACCTCAAATTTTACCGTATCGGGCACCTGAGACCAGGTAAGATACTGGGCATTTGCTCCCTGACCGGTCAGCTCGACTACACGATTCTTGAACTCACCTGAGAAATTCTCCACGTTACCAAAAAGCATGAGGATAGGGAAGAAGTGGTAGTCGATACAGTCTGCATAGTTTGAAAGAAGTTTCTCCAGTCTTACGCGAAGACTCTTAATCTTCTCACAATACGCTTCCGGACGGTACATGTAAATCACCGGCATCTTTTTGAATCCATGTGCGAACGTACCTTTGTCGGTCCAATTACTTGTCAGTTCCCATTGGTAAACCATGTCCTTGGTAATGGTCATGAAACATGTAATCTCTACATCGTTCAGGTCTTTCTTCTTGTACTCACGGGATAGGGCTACCAAATCCCCCTGATCATTGAAGAAGGGATAGAGCTTGTCGCCACGGAACGGAGACCAGATGGCACTCTTCAGACGGTATTCAGGTTTTGATTTGCCGAAGATTCCTGAAATCTTTCGTTTGAGCTTTGCCCAGAAGCCGTCATCCTTCACCACATACCAGTATTCGGCCACTTCCTGCTCGGCCAGCCATGCCCGGACTACTTTCTTGTTCTGGTATTTCAACTTGTTTTTCTTGAACACCTGCTTCAATGTGGAAAGAAGGCTTTCTTCCGACTGGTCCGGCTGGCAATCAAGGACCGGTTCTGTTCCAACGGTGAAGGCAGTCTGAATGTTCACGATGTCCTGCTCGATAGGAAGAGCAATCCTGTTCGGGTCAACTTCTTTCCTTACCGCCGGCTCAACATATTCTTTCCCGGTTGTAGGGTCTGTAATCCGTTTCTCAGGCTGGGTAGTGATTTTGATTTTCGGGTATTTCTCTTCATCTATCACTATCTCGTGCTTGTTCGGATTCCAGTCGTTGTAAAGAGCGTGAGCGTTTGGTTGCTCGGTCTTTCGTCCTTTTTTCAGATAGTAGATTTTTCTCTCTACTTCCGGCATAGCTAAAATTTCTTCTATAGTCATATCTCAAAGTTTAATGTCCAAATATTCCTGAAACGTCTTTGGGTTTCATAATTCTACCGAGAAGTTCTCCCAGCACATAGTAGCGTGCAGCGTCAATACCGTGGTTATCGTGGTCTTCCGGCTCGTTGATGTAGTTTCCGTCCTTATCCTTTGCCCAAACATAATTTCTGAACTCCCGTTGAAGATTGTAAGAACGCCTTGTAATGAAAATTTCCATACCCTGCATCTTGTCAATACCGGCATTGACAGAACCTTGTCCTTTCTCTACCGCGTATATTTTAATCCCTCCGTTATGAATCTCCTGAATGAGTCGCGGGTCCGCACTGTCGGCAATCACTCTCAAATTCCACGGGCGTAGCGTCTTTATAATATCCCCAGAAAGTAATCCAGTTCTATAATCCACTTCATCCAGATAAAGCGCATTGTCTACGATGCCACATCGAATAGAAGCCGATGGGTCATTGGTATAACCAAAGTCCTGTCCAATAGCCACCTTCTTGCACCACATGGGGAACTCATCCACGATGCCCCATTTCTTGAACACGGCACCTTCGGCCACGTCAGCCCATCGGCCGATAACGACATGAGCATATTTCTCCGGGTTCTTCTCTTTCATTTCTTCAACCTCTCTCAGAAACTCAGGAGATAAGTTTGCTATATTGTCGAAATAAGTCGTATGAATATGTAGAACATTCGGATGAGTGGAAATTTGCACCTGAACGCCGTCAATCTCCACCATCCGGTGAGTATTCTCGATATACTTCTTGTAGATGAAGTGATTGGAGTCACAGGGATTCATAATGATGATAATCCGGTTCTGGATTCCTTTCTTACGGATAGAGAGCATAATCTTGTCAAACTCTTCCTCACTGGTCCATTCCTCTGCTTCATCACAGACAAAGGTGGTGATACCCTGAATTGATTTCAACTTTGCCGTCTGATTCCCGGAAGAAGTCTTGATACCCCGGAACATGATACGACTGCCGGTCATCCGATTTACGATGTCCGTCTTGGTGGTCTTGAAATACTTCGTTGTTCCATCCAAATCTATCTTTTCCATCATCTCTGGAATGATAGACATCCCGGCTGATACCATCGTGTAACGTGTATAAAGAATCTGGTGGACTATCTTCTCTGTGGGAGTCATTTCGAATGTCAGACGCTCAATGAAGGTAGAAGCGTTGAAAGACTTCCCCGAGCCACGGCCACCGGTAATGAGAATGATAAATTTCTCGCTATCGGTATATAGCGGATGATATATCGTTTGGGGTACAATCATTTCAGTTTGTCTTTAATCCATGAGTCAATAGAAATTCCATGGTCAATATCCTTTGGAATATCTGCGTCTTCGTCTTCTCGGTCTCCAAAACCTTCTTTTCTTCCTAATGTGGAAAGTAAATAGCGAATCATATACCCATCTGGACGTTCACGCCATCCGATAAAGTTCCCATTTTCATCTTTCTCAGGGATACCAAGCGCAAGTACACGTGCAGATACAAGGCATTCATCTACCAGAGAACCTCTTTCGTCGGTGATAGCATCTTTGAACTGGCAGTCTGTTCTGGCCCAATCATACACGGTTTTTCGGGTTACATTGAATGCAGCAGCAACCTTAGAGAGATTTCCACCTGTTTTATGAAGGACCTCTCTGAATTTCGATATGTCTGGCTTCTTTCCCATGCGCGCGTATCTGTTTATTTTGATTACTCAATTCCAAATTCGACCCTATCCATAAACTCCTTTCCGTCAATATAACGTTCATCAAATCCATAACCGAACATTTCCATGAAGTTCGCTCTTTCTGTAGGACTTTTGAAAGACAAAACGACATAACTTAACATACCATTGTCTTTCTCAAAACTATTTTGACGTCCTATTCTGTCTTTTATTTTTTGTACTTCATTGTGGCGTGCAATTTGATTTTCTTTTGAATCGCTATAAAAGTCCCCGGAACGATCAATGTTTTTATTTTCTTCTCCTTCTTTGGTTATTTCATCTATACTGTATAGTGAATCGTTTAGAATATTGTCTTTACTCCAAATTTCATCATTTACAGCAAAATCAATATCACCGACACCTAACATATTTAGGTCAAAATCATTTAGCCCAGCATAATTATAATCAATGCCATCAAGTAGTTCTTTCAACATATCGGAATCAAACTCTCCTTGAACATTTCTGTTATTCATAAAGATATTTTGTTCTTTCTCGGTTTTTTCATCCATGTGAACTACTTCAACACGAATTAGATAGTCATTTTCTTTCGTGTCAGAGTTATACTTATTCACCTCATCCATAATCGAGATACGCTGATGCCCTGATACAAGATTACCTGTAACTTCATTCCAAACTACACCGCCCAATAATCCTATACGTTTTAAGTTCGCTTTCAAGTTCTTTCGAGCTTCTGGGGCAATTTTACGAGGATTATAATTGGCAAATTTTATGATACTTCGTTGTATCTCCCTACTTTCCGGTTGCGTTATTTTATTTCTTGTCATCATCCTTTACTACCTTGCGCGTTTTTTAATCCTACATAAAATCTTTTTGGTACTCCTTGTTTTACTTGTGCAGGAGAAATCGTGTCTGAGCCAAAGTATCTGAACATATTTGTTCTATATCTGCTTGTAACAAAATTGACTCTATCACGTACAGAATGCTGTCTGTTTGTGCCTAGCCCATATTGACGAGCTGCACGATACAGAATACGCATTCTTTGACTTTCTAATTCCGATAACGATTTTTTTCTGACTCAATACCTCTACTTTCTGTGTTTATATTCATAATCGAAAATTAGCTTTTCAGAGTATGGGAACTCTTCCAAAATACGTTTAAAATCATGTGGATATTTGTTTCGCATCATGAGCATTGTTTTTAAATCAATGGTAAAACCTTGACTTATAGCACCTGGATCATACACAAAAGGTTGTATTAATCCTCTTAGTCTAATATATTGAAGCACTTCCTTGTTCGTCCATAATGCAAGAGGATAGACCATACCTTTGTCTGTTATATAACTGGACTTCGCGAATTTCTTTAACCGCATCCGCTTCATGTATCCATCTACACCTTTCATCCCGCTGAATGCGTATGATATGCCTGTTTCTTCTCTCACAGCTTGTTCTATTTCTCCAATTTTTCTTGGCTTGATTGAAATGTTTGGTTCACGAAAGAATCCACAGGCATCATAATAATCACGTTGAAAATGCTTTATTTGGCGAATTTCTACGTTATTGTATTTTGTTTCTGCCCATTTGATATAAGGTTGGACATGGTCTAAGTTGGGAATAAGGTACATATAATAGCATATAACCTTATTAAACATACCAGCAAGCATGTCCAATAAGGCTATACTATCTTTACCTCCGGCTGAATAATATAATACAGCAGTATCAGTTTTTTCACGGATACTCTGTATTATCTGCATAGACAGTAAATATTTGTTCATCATTTACCCCCTTCACCACTAAAGGCAACATTTAAGTCATATCGCCTTTGTTCTCTACTACCTAACTGTGAAGCACTTGCCGTATTTCTACGGTTTGCTACCAGTCTTCCACCTAAACCGGCACCATTCATATTTCGTCTTGGCCCGGCAACTCTGTTAATTGCTCTTGTGACTCAGCTTTTGACTATTTAGATTAAATGTTCTCTGTACTTATTACTTTGCCAAGATGATACCATACTTGACTTATCAAGTATTCTACGCCGTTTTCTATTTTTGTAAGATCATTGCCTTCTTCATCAGCGAAAATAACATACTCGGCAGATTTCACCTCCACAGTGAGACGTGGTGCATCTTTTCGTCTGCCATTGATTAAGTATAAGGCATCATATTTGATTGGTATTACTTCAATCTCTTTATCATCGTCGGGTATATCCTCTTGTCGTTTGTATTCTTTGCCATCATGTCTAAAATAAACATATCGTGATACATTAGAGGGATATACATACCTGTGTTCTACATCTTGTTTGCCATTTAGAATGTCTTGAAAACATTCTTTGTTAATCTGTAATGTCAATACTTTCATAATCGTGTAAAGTTTAAATGTTAGTTGCGGGTGATGGATTCGAACCACCGGCCTTCACCAAGTCAAAGTGACGAGCTGACCACTGCTCTAACCCGCGATGGCATCTATACAAAGATACCCCATTATGAAGACAATTTTGAATAACAATTCAACGCATACGAAACAATTTGCTAATTGTTTCATTTTATACACACGCCAACTTAATGACGTGTGTATGAACGGTTTTTAAGCTGCCGATTTACTGTTTACTAAATCAAGTATAAACTTTCTACCAAGTTGCGTCCAACACAAGTATTGCTTTGCAACCTGCATACCAGTGGTATCACTTGTATAGGTGTGTGTCCTGTACTTGTCATAACCTAATCCCCTGTATTTGGCATAAAGCATGTAAACCCCATTCTGGTTGTACAATACGCCTAAATCTTTTAATATCTTGTACAGCTTTTTGGCACTCATGCCAAGTTCGTTGGCTATGATATTTGTTGTTATCAATCCTTCGCTTTGAAGGACATTGTCGAAGTAGGCAGCTTTTGGCGCCATCAGTCTGTTCTGTTCTTCTACCAGATTCTTTTCGGTTTCAAGTACAGATATTCGTTCTTTCTGCCTTTCGATGGTTGAGTTTGCTAACAGGATGGCTTTTGCCATGATTTCTTCTGGCGTATCATCCGATTTTACTGCCATATAACCGCCTTTAGTTCGGATTTCTTTCAGTATGGCTTTTACGCCTTTCTTGAACTGTTTGGCTATTGGCTTGCGGCTTTGCATCAGGACTTCATATAAACCGCTCTCTGTCAGCATCCAGACTTGACGGTTCTGACCTGACCGGAATAATGTTCCGACCAGCCTTTCATCTTCGTCTACTGTATTTACGAGTTTATTAAGGCTGCTTACATCGTATTCAATCCACTCTGCTACATCTTTAGCAAGAAACAACGGATTCTCTGCATTGCCGTAAACGGTAAGTTCTTTACCTAATAAAGTTGTTCTCTGTAAAACCTGTATCTCATTCATATTTTTTGAATTTAAGTTACCAATCTGACTCTTTACACACTCTGTCAATTCTTTATTGTTTGCGAAATACATCAAAGCTATCCCGATTTCTAGATACTGGCCGAAATACATGATTTCTCTTAGTTTCAATCCGTTTTCGGCTGCATACGTTTTTATTTGCAACATGTTCTTTGATTTCCATTCGCTTATGCTTATCCCGACATCAGAATTAAGCCCCTTGCAAGAAATATATATCCTGCCATTGTAGGTACAATAAGAAATTTGCTTATCTTTGTACCGTATGAATTGGGATTCATTTATGGTTTCTTTGTTCATACGCTGTAAAACCTGAATTAAACATATCCTCATTGATGACCGGTCAATTCATCAATGAGGATTTTATTTTGACCGTAGTAGCAAGCTGGGATTTGAACCCATGCACACCTGAATGTCTTGCCTTGACCTGTCACGCCTGACATATAAAAAGGCAAATCTTAAAAGAGGTCTAAAGTGGCAGTTTACCCCTTGAAAGAAATGCCTTGAATATCTTTGCAGCGCAACTGCCACGAAGCGCATTTCATTCTATGGCAAAATTACCAACCGCCAAATGTTTATCCTAAAAATTGCCGTAATCAGAACAAACATTTGGCTGATTGTTTCAAAATAATCGTGTGAGGGATTTACATTGCAGTTTTCATCATGTTTGGATTAAAGCCTTGCATAAGATTACCTTCGCAGTCAAAAAAGGTGTCTTCTCGTAGCAGACTACCAATAAGTTCATTTGCAAGCCTAAATATCGGGTAAACTTCATCATTAGAGTCTATCATGCCATCTTTACAACATTTCTTTTCACTCAGAGAACGCAACAGCCAAAGTGTTTTCATGTAATACTGGTATTTTTCGGGGTTGTTGAACATTCGTTTTAATAACATAATGTTTGATTCAGTTATTACTGTTTCTTGTTTGTTAGTAAATGTTATCTTGTGCAATTCAGGATTAAAGTCTATAATTCTCATAAGTCATATTCTTTTAAATGTTAATACTAAGCTATCTTTATAAGGTTGCATTTTTTGAAACAACGCCATTCTTCTTTTTCACAATCGAAATACACCTGGCAGTTATCTGCTGTTTTCTTTGTACCCTTTGTCTCTGGTATTCTGCCACTCATTAAAGTACCGAAAGCCTGACGCAGTGTGCCGTCTGTTTTCTTGAAATAGAACTCAACCACCTTCTTATGAAGCAATGCACGAAGTTTGATATTAGTCCAAGCGCATTTCAATGCTTCACTCATTGAATAACCGTTCTTGCGTACAAATGACCAAGCAAGGTTCATAATCTCTTTTAATAGGTTTCTCTTTTCTGTTGCCATAGTTCTTATATTTATTAGTTCTTTAAATGCTGTTTAAATTTTATGCTGCAAATATAATTGATATTTAAATTATAGAACAAGCTTTCATAGTTAATAAAATCTAAATATAAAATTGATATTTAAATTATTTGCTTATTATTTAAATAGTAGATATTTTTGTGCTATAAAACTAAATTTAAATGAGAATTAAAGAATTGTTGCGAGAAAAAGGAATTACCGCAAAAGAACTGGCTTCTAAAATCGGTATGACTGAAACTGGGTTAAGTATCGCTATGGGAGATAATGGAAACCCACCATTAAAGAGATTAGAACAGATTGCCACCGCTTTAGGTGTGCCAGTAACAGAACTCTTTGATAAACCCAAAGAGGGAGTTATACACTGTCCTCACTGCGGTAAGGAGATAAAATTGAATCCGAATGTTTAATTTTAAATTTAGAATTATGAGAAAAATACTATTTATTTTATTGCCCACGTTTTTACTTGTGGGCTGTAAATCTCGCGAAGAAAAGGTAGCAGAACTTATAAAACAAGAAATGTTCAAAACCCTTTATGATTTTGAGAGTTATGAACCTGTTGAAACTAAAATAGATAGTGCATTTACATCTATATATACAGATTCAGTAATCAAATCTTATGCTTATATAGCACGCTCATTTCTCGATGACGTACAAGAAGGACTTGATAAAGTAAAAGATGCGCAAAGAACAGCAGAAATATGGAGAGATAGCTATTCATCTTATGGGAGGGGCAAGTATGAAGAAGCATACAATGAAATGAGAGAACATTTAGATGAAGTTAAATCAAAAATGAGTATTGTAAATGGTTATACAGATTCAATAAGAAATGCTTCTGTTGGCTTTAAACCTGAATTTTGCGGATGGAGGGTTAAACATAGATTTAGATGTAAAACCAAAGGTGGTAATTTTGATTTAGGCGATTATATTTATATTGTTGATAAAAGAGTAACTAAAATTATATATAAAGAAGACCCTGATGATGAATATACTAAAAAAGTAAATGGGTTAATTGAAGAAGCTGTTAGTTCAAAAAATGAACAGGAAGAAACTGATAGTGTTAGTGGTGCAACATCAAATATTTAAACACGATTATTCCAGCCCCGTTCCTTATGGTTCGGGGCTTTATCCTCTAAGAATCAAAATAGAGAAAGGAAAATAACCATGACAACAAACGAAATAGACAAATTAAGCCTTGAAAAAGCCCATGCCTTATTTGAAACAGGTGATATAGATAAAATTGGAGTAGGAACGGTGAAAGGATTGTGCGAGATTCACCGCTACTTGTTCGATGGCTTGTATGACTTTGCCGGAAAGGTACGTACATTGAACATCGCCAAAGGAAACTTCCGTTTTGCCAACTGCTTGTATCTTGATGCAATTCTCCCGGTTATAGAGAAGATGCCGGAAACGACATTTGATGAAATCATTGCCAAATATGTGGAAATGAATATCGCCCATCCATTTATGGAAGGCAACGGGCGAGCCACCCGTATTTGGCTGGATATGATATTGAAAAAACGTCTGAAAAAAGTAATAGACTGGCGCAATGTGGATAAAAACCTGTATCTACAAGCTATGGAACGCAGCCCTATAAATGATTTGGAACTCCGGGTATTGTTGCAACAGGCATTAACAGACCAAGTAGATGACCGTGAAGTAATATTCAAGGGGATTACTCAATCTTACTATTATGAGGGATATGAAGCATAAAACTAAAGCCGGAAGCATAACGCTCCGGCTTTTCTACTTTTGTAATATTTTATCCAGCATTAGCAAAGACCTTTGGATAGTTCCTTTTCTGGTATTGAATTCTCAGATACCCAATAAGGCTTTCATAGTCGGTCAAGAAACCTTCATTGACCAAATCAGCAATCTTCTTTTCAAGCTGCCACAATTCACGTTGTTTTTGTTCCTCACCATGCTTATTACGTAGCATCTTTTCATGACTGTTGAAGATAACCCAGTTCAAGGCTTCACCGACCTTCTGCATGGCTTTAGGCATAAAGTCTTTGGGAACGATTTTCATGATGGCAGAAGAGAGTTCCCTATAAGCGTCCCCAGCATCATTCCGGTAACGAATCATTTGGTCAGAAACGAATTTGATTACATCATATTTGAATGACGCATTTAGCCACATAGCCAAATCAATGAACAATACAGGATGAACCCAGGTTCCACCGCATTTACCACGTGAACTTAAATAGGGAGAATTTTGCCCATTTAGATTTTCTTTTTCAACGATGGTAGCGATTAATTCCTTGGTTGATTCATTTTCAAAGTATTTCTTCAATTCTTTGTTTGAGGAGTTTCGTTCGTTCCATAACTTTACAAGCCTGGTAGCATTGAAATAGCCGTCAACGGTGCGTTGAATAACTTCTAAATTCCCCATTTGCCTTACCATTTCTTGATTTGTTTTCATGTCTCAGTGAATCTTAGATTAAAAAATTACCCCACCAAAGGCAAGCTCCTCACTTCTTACCGATGGCAGGGTTTATACTTTTCAGCCGTGAGGATAGCTGTTATTATCTCTTTGAGACAAAGTTACCAACATGGTGATTTTTAGCCTAAGATTGCTTAAACCAAGAACAAACAATTGGTAAAATGTTTCATAAAAATACCCCGAGCCTTTCGGAACGGGGTTACTTGATTAGTCCTTTGTTTTTCAACCTTTCTATAATTTGGTTGTAAAGATACTCTATATCCTGTCGGAAATCCTTATACTGCTGATAGATAAAAGAAACATCGGCGATATTGTTCGATATTACACACGGGGAAACATCCGGGAACACACCGGAAATCTCTGCCCGGATGCCGTTCGGCAGCCGTCCGCCGGCAAGCACACTAGGGGCGAAGAGGAACAACACAATGAAGAGGAACTTCTTTCGCTGGGTAACACTTTCCGGATTGGGCGGACAGTCCATCCCGGCCAACAGGTCCTTGAACCAGTCATAAATCTCCGGAATAAGAGAAAAATCGGTCAGGATGGGGGAGGATAGTTCCTGTTCACGTTCCGATAATCTTGATTTCTGTTCACGTATTGATTTCAACTCCACGATTGATGAAAATTCTTTTGTCATAGCACGATTTATTTAGTTGGAAATTCTTATATTTGCATCATAATCGTGTGGGGGAGTTGGCTTCTAATCGTGTGGGCTGGCTCCCTTTTTTATTTTATGCCAAGTAATATGCATTCAGGATGGCGAAAGCGTAGATGATAACCGTTACCAGACTGTCCAGGAACACCGCCCATGCTCCTAGCTTTTGGATCTGGCTGAAGCTCATGACCAGGACAACAAGGAAACACACCCACTGGCTTGAAAACAATCCCATCCCCAGCAATAAAAGTCCGATGGTATCCATGAAGAATGCAACATGAAGCCATGGATGCGCTATCAGATACCATCTTTTTGCTGTCTTATCTAGGTCCTGAAAGACTTTTGCATGTTGATATAGGGATTTACATCTGAACAGCTTCACAAGCTCGTACAGGGCTTGTATGATGATTAAGGCGTAGAATGCGTGTTTCATGGTCAGTAGTTTTTATCTCCGTGCTTGTACGGACGAAGTTCATTGTATTTCATTTTCTGCTTGATGTGCCAGAAGATGTCGATATTTCTATCCCGGCAGAAAGCGAATATCTCATTCAGGAGGATAAATGGTTCATCCCTGTAGAAGTTGTCGGTGACATAGGAGCAGATTCTAAACATGGACTCCGTGAAGGTCATATCAGAATAATCTTCCGTATCGCTTCCTTCGTAGTCGAAGCTATCCAAATCACACCCTTTCAGTCCGGCCAAATCAAGCAGACGAATACAGACATCAGCAAGTTCATCCTCCACGCTGTCTTTGATCCCATGTTTGAAAGCGTACATAAATTCCCCATCATCACGTTTCCTCTGTTTCATGTAATATTCAAAATTGACCCGGTTAGCATGTTTCCCTTTCCGGTCTGCCTCCACCGCTTCCATAAGTTCGGATATGACCAGACAAAGGAAATGTTCATCACTCAGGTTTTCTTCATGCCATCCGTGGGCAACTGCACACTGGTAGGCTTTATCTCTTAATTTGTTTAAGTTCATAATAATTGGGGGTTAATTAGTTAGAAATAAAATACCCGATAACCACTACTAAAGCAGTTATCGGGTATTCATAATGAATTATCAGTAAAATTATTCTTCTTTTTCAATCAAAGCATTGCGATGATAACCATTTCTAACATAAGAGTCTACAAAAATAAGTTCTTTATACCATTCGCCTCTCTCGTTCTTTTTATTTTGAAATCTAAAGAAACCTCTTACAAAGATGTTATTGTCATTTACTATTTTTCTAAACCAGCGAGAATCCATAACAATTACTTTCTGGCCACTCTCATTTCTGATTTTATCTTTAGTTTGGTAATCGTATATTTTGTCATCCAATCTAGTGATAGTACCAGGAGGAACAATAATTGTATCTACTTTTACGTACTTTTTAACTGCAAGATAGACAATCAATTTATTTATTATTTTCCCATACATTAATGATTTTTCCTCTTCGGGCATGTTAAAAAGCTGTTTGTCATTCAATAATGTCGGCCATGTATATATATTCCGAATATTATCTTTTGTTGATTCTGCATAGAAATACATATATAGTTTGCTATACCCTTCCTCTTCATGGAAAAGCCACACATATAATCTATTTTCTCCAAACCCATAAACAATAGTTCCACAATCTCTTGACAAAAGAATACCACATACGTTGTCATTATAGAACTCTTGAAAAAGTTGATGATCTATATCAAAGAAGTTTTTTGCACTTTTCTGCATAACTTTTTCAAACGAGGGCATTATGAGTTCTGGTAATCCCCAATCTGGCTTAGCATCACGAATCTCTGCTAAATGTCTTAGTCCATTAGATAAATATCCAAAATGTTCCTTATTATCTACCATTGGTACACCTAATCTATTTTCGGGTTCGTTATCGTCTGGGGTCAGCAGCCAAGAAATGATGGCTTGTTTACGAATTACCATAGTTTTTAAGAATGTAAAGTTTATAAATGATTTACTGGAATAAATTTCAGATATTTTTTTAGTTTGTCAAAATTTTGAATCATTTATTTTACGTACTTCTTCAAAGAAAACTTTCCATTATTCCTCAGTTGATGAGTCTATAATGTAATCATTTACCTGATAACCGCCACAAAGCAGATACCGGGTATTCACAAAGCACTGACAAGGGTTGTCAGTAAGTAAAAATGTTATTAATATGATATTTTAAGCTCTGTATCTACAAGAAAATCACTAATTCGATATTGATCACCCCAAAAGACTCCATTAAAATAAAACTTTATAGGATGAAACAAATCCTTAGGTACATAGCCATGTCCAAATGATTGAACACACATATAGTAATTAGGAAGACTATATAATCCTCTAAACCGACCACGCCCTGGATTTATAATCCTAATCTTTGATAAATAAGAATTTATGAAGTGTTTATTATTCCCATTAACGCTATTGCGCGTTATTAAATAATAATTTTCTACGTAAAATGTACGTATTTTTTTGATTGGTATAGGCTTCGACAAATCTAATCTTGTATTTGACGTTATTGTTTTCAATGTACACCCACATTGAATAACATCATTTACATTTATAAAATAGTCTCCATCAACTAACAAATAACCACTTTTAGAATATACGCCTTTAAGCATCTCAGACACTTCTTCTTCTGAATAGTCTTTGATATTCTCAGATTTACCATATTCCTTATACATTAACCCCCAATTCTCAGGGTGTTTATACACACTTTTAATAATGCTTTGTCCAGCCAGTTTAATATATCCTCCCATATATTTTAATTTTAAATTCCTCCAAAGATAAAAATTTCTTGAATTCAATGATATGTATAGCTTTATTTTTGTAATGATTATAAATTACCCTCCTCATTATGATATCTCCATGTATACATCTATTGCGAAAAATACACATAGAAGAATTCCGATTAATAACACTGCTAATGTTGTTTTATTTTACCAGATTAAAACACCAAAAACTAAGTTTCCCTTTCACATTCATAATCGGCTTGTCAAACAGTACCGCATCCTCCAGCACCCAGTTCCAGCAACCTTTCTCCGCCCACACTGAAGGATGGTTCTGTACGCAGTCGGCAATAACCACGCTGCCGATAATAGCGCCATGAGGAAGTTCCTCATTGCCTTTATAAAGTTTATTTTTGTATGGAATTACTATTTTAAGCTGCTCTCTCGTTAATGCTTTCCACCCATCCTTAACTGTATTCTTTGATGAATGTATCAGTACTCTTTGGCCAATGTACTTCTGAGGACACTTCCATGTCCTGTTCTCGATGTCTTTAATACCGTGAGCGATAAGGCTCGCCCACGGCTGTTTGATGGATATTGCTTTCATACTTCGGCCAATTTTGAACTGTTCGGATTTTCCGAACGGTTGGTTTCAATATGTTTTACTATCTCGTCAATGGCTTCATCCAACGGCAGTAAAGCCAGATGTTTCATACAGGCATCCCAGCCAACCATGAAGGAACACTCTGCCAAATCTTTAGTCATCGGATTACCACGACTTACTCTCTTTGAATAATCGTATGCCTGTTCTTCTTTCTTACTCATAGTCAGTCCTCCATATTTCCAATAATATCATCCAGATAAGCCCATTCCTCTACAGCTTCCTTGTCGCACTCATAATCGTCACATTCTTCGTCGTCCCATACCTGACATTCTACGTTCCAATACCTGACGCCATAACCATATCCGGTTGATAGCTGTCCTTTGACTAGACAAGGTATTTGCGGATAGACCTCATTTGCATAATCCCCGATTGGTTGCGGAACTTCATCTTTTGTCTTATGGAACAAAGACTTCATGAACCATTCAACACCAGCGATAAATCCGATTTCACCACCAACAGACATACCACGTATTTTTGCATCATCACAGTATGGTAATGTTTCTCTATATTCTTTAGCTGCTTTTACAATATCTTCTTTTTTCATAAATCTTTTCTCCTTTCCACCTATCCCAGCATCCACCACATGACTGCCAGGAACAGGTAATATAATTTAGTTCTCATTGATTACTTCTCCTTCTTTCAACTAATAATTCTAATCGTTTCTCACACTCTGCACACTCGAGTTTCTTGCGCTCAAACTTCTCCCGGAACTTAACAAGCTCCTCATCCGTGTTCTCATCAAAGAACATGTTGTTCTGACGGTTGTGCTCTATGTATTCATTCATCCTGCGTTCTGCTTTCTTTATCTGGGCTTTGGCCGAAATCAGCTTAGATAGGCAGGAACTCACTTCAAGCGATTCGCCTGAATGCTTGTCGTAGTGGTAAAAAGAAGTGTACACATCATTCCTCGGATACTGACATTGCAGTCTGGCAGCCCTCCATCTGATTACCCACATTCTTCTTTCGTACACCTCACGCGGAAGGTCGTAGGTGTATAGGATGACAGATTGATGGCCGTGACCGTAGCAGATGCTGATTTGCACCCAATTCTCGATTTTCAGTTCCTTTTCTGCTTTGGCCAAATCCTTACCCATCTGGAACCAGTCATCCATACTTTCCTGCTTTCCCATGTCATTCAAATTTCAATTCAAGTTGCGAGTAAGGTTCTTTATACTCAGGATTTGAAAAAAGGAAAGCATTTCTAAGCGCCTCTGAGATTCTTTCACTCATGTCCTTAGAAACATTGTTCTTGTCAGCTTCTCTGTTAATCAGCAAGCATCTTTCAAGGCTGCCATTGATAGGTTTCTCGTCGAGAAACAGGCTGTACTCAGTAAATATCCGGTTTTGCTGTTTACCTTCCTTTTCTTCTTCATCGGTCTGGTACCGCTCAAATACAGTGTCTTGAATTGTTCTCAGGCACCTTTGTCCACGCTCACTCCTGCATCCAAGCATTTCGTTTTCAAACATGACAGACAAAGCACGCTTCTTTCGAACATTTCCAATTCTAGCCCATCCATAATAAACTTTCAGCTTTCCCATATCACGCAACTTTTCTTTTTCTTATAATCTCCTTACAGATAGCCTCACAAAGCACACGGGCCATATTCACCTCAACGGCATTACCGATAAACTTCTTCTGGTCTGACTGGGGACCAATCAATACATAGTCTTCAGGAAAACCCATTATCTTTTTCAGTTCTGCTATCCGAAGCATACGCATCTTGATGTCAATGATGCCATACAAAGCCATAAACTCCTTAATCTTGATTGTCATCGGACTGTCATCAGGTGTAACCTGTATGCCGATACCTCCTTCAACCTCTACCAGATAAGGCGGCATTTTGTCCATGCGGGCTATAAGTGTGAAACAAGGGTTGTTCACAGAACCTCCGGCACTGGCAAACTGAGGATTCATAAGGTAATGCCATTTGCGGTTGGCTGTAATGGTCTGAGAAGGTTGCTCAATGCTGCTTCCAATATTCGAGAAAGCTGTATTCATTATCCACGGCTTGCAGCTTACCATATTGAACTTAGGCACCGTGGTTACTGTACCAACTGGTTGATTAATGGATGTCGGTTTCCCGGTACCATACTGGTTATCTATGAAAACAGAATTTACCAATGCAAGCCTGTCCTTTGTTGTAACCGTCGGTGCAGGTTGTTCTACAGAATGATTGTGTCCGTTACCATAATATGCCGACACGAAAGCGTGGTGGTCTTTGCAGGTGATTGTTCCGGCAGGGCCTTCCACAGATATGTTCTTACTATCCGGCTGGCCGCTGAATTGCTTGGAGAGGAAGTTTACCTTTGCCAATGCAAGCCGTCCTTGTGTTGCCACAACCGGGCATGGTTCGTCAACGCTTGGTGCCTGGTATTTCCCCGTCCGACTCATAGAGTTATACTTTACAATAAAAGCCTCCTTACCTCCAGCTACAAACTTAATCAGTCCGGCATAGATGCGTTCAAGAGTTTTTTCGGCCAGCGGCTTCTTCCGGCAAAAGATACTTTCTCCTTCATCTGAAAAGTTCAGCACTTCCTTGACCGGCTTCCATTTTTCCAATTGTCCGAACATATCCGACTTCCCATCTTTACAGTGAGTAGGTTCAGGGAACACAATCGGAAGTCCACGCTTGGCGAAGATACCGAAGAACCGCTTGCGAGTGGTGTATGCCCCATAATCGGCAGCGTTAAGAATGCGCCAGTCAAAATCGTAACCATATTTCCTGACGTTACGTTTCCACTTCTCATAGCATCGTCCTTTGTCCTTGCTGATAGGGTGCCCATGTTCATCCATATCGCCCCATGACATGAACTCCTCAACGTTCTCTATCTGGATGTAGTCTGGATCAATGGCCTCGATATAACGGAAAAGGTGTTCAGCAAGAGTACGACTATCAGCGTCCCGTGGCTGGCCGCCCTTGGCTTTACTGAAGTTCGTACATTCAAGGCTGGCCCATAATACAACCAGTGCATCCGGATAAATCTTCTTCATTCGTTCTACATGGGCCACCAAAGGAGACAGTTCCAATGTTCTGATGTCCTCCGTGAAGTGGAGCGCATCCGGGTGATTGGCCGCATGGCTGGCGATAGCGTTTGCGTCGTGGTTTACACAAGCGACAACTTTAGCGCACTGTTCATCTGCGTAGCGTGCGTTTTCTACTCCGGTACTGGTTCCCCCGGCACCGCAGAAAAGGTCTATATAGAGTAACTTTATCATATCAGTTCCATTTTTGAGGCCGGTTGTTGATTCTTTCTAAGTATGCGGCTATCTTCTTTTCCGCATCCTCGCCGTTGCGGACGAAAATTCTCGTCCGTGTCTTGTCGCCGGGGATGGCTACATACTTTCCATGTTTCTCCAGCTCCCGATGCTGGGCGATTTTCAGTTCGGTTCCAGAAGGGTTCTTCTCCAAATCCACTTTACGTGGAAGCATTGGGTCATTTTCCGTTATCATTTTGCAAGATATTTGTTGATTATGTTACTCACTACAAGTCCGGCTTCATCACACATCCCGGCAAAGTTGTCAGACAATGAAGCGTTTTTCTCTTCATCCGGTATTCGTACTATGCTTCTCAGCTCTTTCAGAACGCGCTTTACCTGAAAAACTACCTGAGCATATATTCCGTTTGATTCAAGTTCAGACTGGAACTCCAGTGCCGCACCTTCAAGCAAATCGGAGTAGATGAACAGCTTGTGCATCTTGCGAAGCATTTCTACCTAGAACTCCGGTGTATAGTCCTGAAGAAGCTCTCCCAAGGAATGCGGTTCCAGCTCTCTTTCAAGGGAGTCAATCTTGTTCTTGATTTTCTGTGCTTTGGCAAAGTTCATGGATGAAATCAAGGCGATATACTTCTTTCTCAGTTCATTGAGCTTTCTTTCTGATTCTTGTCTTGTCATTTCTCTACTTTTCTGATGATTAAATACTTTGGCTCACCCTTGCGGAGATTGCTTAATGTCTCTTCGTCAACCTCTGCTTCTGTGAGTCCGTTCACGTTCATGTATTGTGGGAGACGGTATTTTTCACGTAGTCTCCTGATCAGGTTCCAGTCACGAGTTACCCAGTTAATTGTGATTTTCATATCATTTTCTCAGACTTTCACCGCTGAAGAGGACGGTTTTCGTTATCGCCCTCAGCCGGTCAATGGTTCTTTCCCCATATTTCTCTCTCAGCTCGTCTATCGTGAGGTTGGTGGTCAGGATAAGAAGCTTTCCTTTCTTCTCGGCTTCGTCTGCCAGCTCAGCGAATGCAAGCCTTTTTTCGCCGTATTTGACGCTTAAATTCTCTGTCCCTATATCGTCAACGTAGATGATGTGTTTTTGCTTCACGGTGTCCAAATCAGCGTTCATCTGCTGTGCATCGTAACAGCTTACCACCTTGCGGCAGTAATGGTTAAAAACCAAAGGGAGAATCTTTCCGCAGATAAGGGTCTTTCCGCGTCCGCAGTTGCCGAAACACAGAAGTCCGCGACCTTCATTGCCGGCCAGCCAGCCTGCCACTTCTTCGTACTCAGGAAGCCATCTGGCACTTTCTCCAGTGAAGTACCTGATACCGGCCCAGAGAACTCTTTTGGCATCCGGAACGGTTACCTGTACGACGTTAGGAATAGGGGAGAAGCCCGTATCTTTAAGCCGTTCGATTGTCTGTTGAAAATTTATCTGTTCCATGTTTACCAGCCTTTCTTGTATTTTTCCGGTGAATTATCCTTCAGAACTACGCCCACATCTGTTTTTAAAGGCACTTTCTCACGACTGGCCCAGGTCGCCAGCCGTCTTGGAAGCTCCCAGGTCTTTTCCAGTTCATAGCGCATCTTGGTTTCTGACTTGTTAAGCTCGCTCCAGTAATCGAAGAAAGCCCGAATCATTTCTTTCGGGTACTGGCCGACATAAGGGACTAACGACTGGTAGAAGGATTCTTTCCGGGAGAGAGTAGCGGCTTTAGCCGCGTCTTTCTTTGCTACTACGTTAGTAGTAGTTTCTTTAATAATATTCTTCTCCTTTATTTGCTTTGTGTCACCCGTGTGTCGCTTTTCTGGCTCTTTGGCAGAGTGTGTCACCAGCTGTGTCGACACTTGTGTCATTAGCTGTGTCACTTGCATCCGTAAATTATTGATTTCCTGAATGATATTTGTGTTACTCGTTGTGCCATTGCTTGTGTCACCTGCTGTGTCAGACTCTGAGCCATTATACTCATTGTACTTTACCAGGGTGATTACATTCATTCCTTGTTCCTTGGAAAGAGTTATCATGTTCTCTCTTCTCAGAAAGGCAAGAAACGTCCGTACTTTCCTCTCAGACCATTTCCAACGCTTTGATAAGAATCTTATGGATGCAGGATACTGTCCTCTTGTATAAGAGACTTCTCGACCTCCGATACTCTCCATACGGGGCGTTGCCTCAAATCGTGCTGACTGAATCAAGTCAAGCCACGCTTCGCAACTGCTAAAAGTCCGGGCTTCATTCCACATATCATTCGAGAAGAACTTGCGGCTTAGTTTTATATATCCTTCCATAATCTTAAAATCTCACGTTGGTTAATTGTCTGCCTTTGGAGTAAACTGCCCACTTGCCGTTACCTCCATCCACAAGTCTCAAATCCTTGACTTCCCCAAACCGTTTGATGTTGCCACACAAATCCACAACCCAACCAGCTTCTTTATTGGGATGGGGTCTGATGGCTCTGCCGACTATCTGATACCATAGGGCTAAGGACATTGTAGGGCGAGCCATGACAATAGTGTCCAACTCAGGGTAATCAAATCCCGTTGTAAGTACACCCACATTTGCGACAACCGGTATTTCGCCGGATTTGAACGCTTCAAGGATATGCTCGCGTTCTTTCTTGGGCGTGTCTCCTGAAACGATTGCCGCTCCGGGTATAGACCAAGTAAGCCTTTCAGCCTCTTTCAGAAACCTTGTGAATACCAATATCCCTTTGCGCTTTATTCCGCTTTTAGGGTTCATGAGCCTTTGGACTATACTCACCAAGAACCCGTAGAAGTCTATACGCTCATATTCTTTGACTACGGATTTATCAGTGTAGTCGGCACCGGTCGTATTCACCTTTAAGTTGAGTTCATTCCATCCAATGGGATTCATCGGGTAATAGTTCAGCTTTGATAGATACCCCATATCCAAAAGGGTGGAAATCTGCACCTGATAAATCACTTCCGAGAACACGCACGGCCTTGTCCGTGTGATGAATTTCAGCATACTTCCGAAATCACGGCTTGAAGAAAGCCTGTAAGGTGTGGCAGTCAGGCCGAGCACCTTGCATTTCAGCATCGAAAGGAACGACTTATACATTCCTTCTTTGGGATTGACCAGATGGCATTCATCAATGATTATGTTCCGGAAATGCTGGAAGAGTTCGGGATGATTAATCACGCTGCCTATGGTGGCGAATGTTATCCTTGAAATCTCTTTCCGTCCGAATGATGCAGAGTAGATGGAACAATCCAGAACACCATACGAACAGAGCTTCAGATAGTTCTGTTCGAGTATCTCCTTACTTGGCTGGAATACCAGCGTGTGCCCTTCAAGACGGCTGGCGATGTCGGCAATCACAAGACTCTTACCGGCTCCGGTAGGCAGTACCATGATGGCATTGTTCTTCTTGGCTCTGTTAGCAAAGAAGCTGACCGCTGCATTACTGGCCTTCTGCTGATAATCCCGTAAAACATAACTCATAATCCTTTCTCCTTACTCAGTTTGTCTCCCAAAGCCTTGTAATACTTGGTGAGTTCTATTAATTCAAAATCAGTCCATTTCTTCGCCTGGCTTGCTCTCCATGCCAGCTTGTCGAATCGTAGCTGGCCGATTTTAGCTTTCAGGTTCTTTTCATATTGTATCAGATGGTCTGCACTGAACCGGTTGCACGCCCGGCATTCTGCGTGGGCGTTATCCTCGTCAAAGCGTGTGGCCATGTGGCGGCGCGAATGGAAGTGTCCGCAATCTGCCTGTTCGTATGGCTTTATCTGGCCGCATGAGATACAGCGGAAATACCCGTTCGGCATACAATCACGAAGCCGGATATAGCGGCTGAAAACTTTGTCGAGTTTGGCCACTAAATCCGGCTTCTTCTTAATCTTGATACCTGCCTTGTCAAATAACGGCAAAGGCTTTTCTTTCTTCTTTTTTGGTTTCTTGATGTAATACGGCATTATTTGAATCCCCATTCTTTTATGTAATCAATATTCTTTGGAAATCCATCTACTCGTTGAGGACTTAAAAATATCTTTTCACTTTTTAATGGAGTGCCTCCCCATACAGTAGCAGGACATTCTTCATATTCTTCTTTAGAAACTTCACTTACATTAAAATTGGGTTGGAAACCATATCCCATTACGCTTTCCCCTAAGTAAGTACCAAACTTCTTCAAAGCCCATTGAAATGCGATTTCCTTACTGAACAATCCATTTTTAGAAAGGACTGCTGCATATATTCTATGCATATAGTATCCAGTTTCAGTTAAATCAGGTCTGCAACGGATACAGAAATAGGAAATATTACACAAAACCTCTTTCACAAACGCTTCATGCTTCTTGCATTCTTCTTCTGTAAGAAACTCTTTTCCATCATTAGCGATGTAAACGACTTGAGTTACTTTTTTTGTTTCCATATTCTTTATTTTTGAGATTATTTGTGGACGCAACGGGAATCGAACCCGCCCAACCATCACGGTTTTACTTGCTCATATATTAGCTAATTCAATGGGACAAGTGTATGGAGATATTGCGCAATTACTCCATACTAAAGCACGTCCTGTGCTTGCGCCCGTATGCCCGTCTTTCCGGGCGTTTATTCATGCTATTTCGTTATTTTTAAAAACTCAGGGGCAATTCCATAAAGTGGTGTACGGCCATCCCATTTATCTATGAATTGCTTATAGAGTATTTCTTTAGTCAACCCACGTGATTGAATGATAGCCTGTTCTGTTTTTAATTGCTCCAATTCGTTGCGTTTCTTCTGCTCTGCAATCTGCTGGTCTAATACAGATATATTGGTATTCACCTCATTACGACTATCAATCTTCTCACGCACAGCCTTTGAAAATTCAAGCTGTGCAGAAAAAGTCAGCAATTGAAGCCCTCTTTTCTCAAATTCTTTATCCACAATCTGCTCCAACCGCTTTTCAAAAAGAAGAGAACCACCGTCAGCCATTAAACTGTCTGTCTTGTGCTTACGGCTTTCTTCTTTGATTAAATCATAAATACGAGGTTCAAGTATATTATCTTCAAGGCTTTGCATAAACCCGTCTTTTCCTGATTCTGTATCAGCTTTATCTATATGTTTGTTATCGAATACAACATCTATAGCTCTATTCTTGATAACTTTATAAGAATAAGTAGGACGTGCGTTAAATTCAGTGTTATCAGCAGCCTTCAATGTGACAGGTTCAGCAAATTCCCCTCTTTGGTCAAACAATGGAACTTGAAACAATTCAGTGCCCCATTCCCAAGTGGAAACTTTACCGGACACTACCTTAAAATCCTCTTTTCCTTGCTTCCCATAGTTCTCCATTAGAACACCGGCATAATTAGGGGCTACTCTTTCGCATGAAGCAAATACCACTAAGGTCATACAGACCAACATTAGATTAATCAATCTTTTCATTCTTCAAATTTTTAATTAGTTTATAAACGAAATAAATCACTGTGGCTGATATTATTACCACGCCCAGCCAAGCGTTGAGGTGATTGAATATTCTGTTTCCGATAGATACTCCGACTACCAGAAACAGAATTAAATAAATTTGCTTTCTCATTGTTACACCTCAATGATTACGATGTCAGGTGCAACACCTTTGATTGCTTCAACCTGTTCGTCAATCACCTTATTCTTGTATTCTTCAATGGCCTCATTCGCACCGGCAGAAACCAAAGAAAGGGAAACTTCCCGCCCATCCACATCGGCGTAGATTTCAACTTCGATTTCTTCACAGGCAAAACCTTTGAAAAGAGGGATATTCAGTTTGAACGATTTTGGCAGATTGGAATCAACCACTTGAGAATAGTTATCCGTCTTGTTCCCGTTTTCCTCTTTGCTACGTTCTATATCCTGATTCACTTTCGCCTTGAAGTTCTTCAAAGTGGAAACCAGCATCATGTTCTCAGACTTATCCTTGAAGAAGGCACGGTGCATCTTGAAGAACTGGGACAATTTGATAGGTTCCCATTTCCTTTCCGCATTGATACCGAACTCCTGCATTTCCTTTGAAGCCTGTAAAACTCCACTAATTACTGTCTGGTAATAATTGGTTTCATCAATAGTCAAAGCCAGACACATCTTATCACGGTTCACAATGATATTGGCCGATTTCTGATTAATCAGTTCGACACGCTTTTCCAGCCATCTGAAGGGTGCTTCTATCGTTCCATTGATAACTACTCTCTCCGGTTCTTTCGGGTCAAGGGCTACGGATGCTTTACCTTCTCTCAATACTACTTCGATGGGGGTACCATTGTACTCTTTCGGTACTACCAAATTGATTTTGTTTTCACTCATGATTCTGTTCCAGTTTTACGGTTAATACTAAATACTGTCTTCTGCATTTCTTGTGGCATGATTGGGCGGCTATAAACCAGTTCACCTAACTTGTTGTAGAATCCTACCATCTTTTCTTTATGGTATAGGAATTTTGCACATTCTTCATTCTCGACGAACTCCGAACCTCTTTTGATGTGGTCCAAAAGTTCCTGTTTTTCTTCATTCAAAGGCTTTAGGCGTTCTTTGAAACTCTCCATAGCCTCTTTCTTCTCCATCTCGACATCGTTGATGGTGATTGATACCTCGGCCAAAGTCTCTTTCTTCTGAGCCAGTTCTTCAGGGGTGAATCGGTGAGTATATCCGATTTTCTCTACCGCATCGGCGTTGTCCTGAAGGAACTGCCATCGTTCCTGTTCAGGGATGTCTTGTCCTAAAAATTTGTCCATAATTATTCTTTTTGATTATTGTAAAATCCATTCATGAACATATTTATTTCATTCTGTAATCTATTCATTAAATCTCGAATCATTTTACCTTTAGTAAATTCATTGTACTCTTTGAACTTCATAGAAGGGAAAACAATAGTAAAGTGAAACTGCGCCCCCTTCTCTCCATAACTGCTTAAATCTTTACATACATCATTCTTGTTTTTCCCGTATTCTATTCTTGCTTCTTCAACCTCTTCAAGAGCTTTTTCATCAACTTTATATTCTTTCCATGTTTGCATGTCGCATATTGCTGTCGCTAATTTGTCTACGAAGAATGGAACTGCTTCTGTTTTTAATCTGTATTTTTTCATATAAATTCTTTATTACGCTCGATTTCTTGTTGTGCAAAAATTAGCATCTGTTGTTCGTTGGCCGAAGGCAGATAAATTCCGGCCACAGATGCGCTCCAGTTACGAAAGCGGTCAATGCTCAAAGTCATCTCACCTGTTGTCAGTTCTGCAGAACTTCGCAGATAGGTTACTTCCTTTCCTTTCTTGTTGACCGTCTTTCTCTCAAACAAATCACGGTTGCAAATCCTTTTATAGAAGTCTATCTTTGCTTCGTCAAGGCTGCAACCGTACTCACTACCGAAATACCCTAAAAGCAGATGCAAATAGCTGTTCTGGGATAGCGTGCGGTTAGGAAGCTTCTTTCTCACTTCCACAACTGCATGCTCCTGGAACAGTTTGTTTACATAAGCCTTGAACTTGGGTATATCGTATTCATTCTTCAGATTGAATATGCTCATAGGCTAGAACGGTAAGTCGTCTTTGGGATTTCCGTTCGCATCTACATCAGGTGGAAATGCCTGTGCCATGGGTGGCGTTTGTGACGGTGCCGGTTGCTGTGCTGGCACGGATGCTGGCTGGTGCATTGGCTGACGGCCTTCCAGTTTATAGCAGCGGATGGACACCATGCGTTTTAGTTGTCCGTCCTGATTTGTCCATTCCCGACCTTGCAGGGCAAAGGAAACCGTTATTACATCACTGGTTCTGAACTGGTCAAGTTCGGCACATTTGTCACCACTTACTTCAAGTGGCAGGACGTTCTCGTACTGGCTTCGTTCACCTGTATAGGGGTCATAGGTTGTGGCATCAAGAATAAATTCACGTTTCACAAACGGGTTGCCACCGCTTTTGGATGGGATTTCTTGGGGCTGGCCAATATAGACCAGCCGTCCAGTTATTTGATTAGGCATCTTCTGCAAAAATTTTCTTATCGGTTATCAAATCTCTGTTGTCATTCAAGAACCGGATAAAGTCCTCACAATGATTTATAAGGATAGGTATATCCCGTGCCGGTACGAAAGTGTAGCTTTCAGTATAGGTTGATTTGAAGTCCGTAACATTATACTCAAATGACCTTACATCACTTCCGTTCTGCATCAGACAGTATGGATAAACCATGTGCTGCCAGTGGTCTTTGAACTTACCTACATAGTAACTTCCGGTAGTTTTTATGTCATGTACTGACATCGGCATCAGTTCATCTATATAACCATATAGAAGAACTCCTCCGAAGCATGTTGGCAAAACTGCTTTAACCCGTTGCTGGGTCAAGGCCCCTTTGTAATAGTCTGCAAACTCACGGCAGATTGAGATAGGGAAATCGAACTGACGGTATTTATAGGTGGCTCTCAGCCCGACCAATGTCTGTTTGCCATCCTGCATGTCTGACAATAGTCTTTCCACCTGTACCTTGTCTGATTTCCTGTTTTCAACCATACAGTCGACTACCTCATTGAAAGCCGTTCCCTTGTCGGCTGCTTCACTATCAAACGGGACACGGTTTATAGTGTCAATCAGGCTCTGAAACTGCTGCTGTCTGAACTCTTCGGGGGTATGTGGGGGATTCTCACTGAATCCCCAATACCTTTCCCAGATGGCATCACTTTTCAGATAGCTTGTAAAGGCATCCAAAAGTGTAGCATAGAACTTGAATTTAGGCTGCTTTGTCTGCATAAGTCTTTGTCTCTTTATCGAATACCAGCCCGAGAGCTTTTACTTTTACTGAAAACAGATTTCTGGCCATATTCAAGGAACTGCCTACATGCTCAAACTCATTAATTCTTGACGCAAACTCATTTGCAGAACTGGCATCAGTAATAAGTTCGATGTTCTCTTTGATTTCAGCTATGACCTTATCATACCTTGCAGCTTCTTCTTTCTTTACCTGCAACATGCTCAGGTAGGGCATAATTACCTTTGCAGTGATAAATTCGTTCTTGGCAGTGGGATTTCCATTCTTGTCAAGAATTGTAGGCACCTGCATCAGTCCCGGCAAATTGCAGGTGTTTTTCCCGTCATTTCTTGATGTGGGGTCAAATGTGATTGTACGCTTCTGCACACCGTTCTCATTGCGCATTTCCAGATACCCCAGCAAATCAAGTTCCGTAACAATAGAGTTGTACGATTTTTCTCTTAAAGCAGGTATGAACACGGTGTCGTCACCTTCTTTCCGAGTGTCACGGTGGGCCACAAACACTACGTTCTTGTTCAGTGATGAAAGGGTTCGTGTCATCCATGAGAACTCAGCGTTGATACCTCCCCAGTCCTTGATTTGTGGCTGTCGTGTACCGCATTTGTAAGAAATGATGAAATCCATCATCTTTCCGATGGTGTCTACAACTATTGTCTGATAGGCCGAAAGGTCTTCCTGCAACACCTGTTGTACATCCTGCCATGAACTTACCTGTACGATGTCTATACCGTCCAGATGTGCCATATTTACACGTTTCACACCATTGTCAAAGTCGAGCAGCAGCGGTTTCGGTGCGCTCAATGCTACTGTTGTCTTACCCATACCTGCCTGACCGTAAATCATCATCTTAACGGTGGAAGGAATTACTAATTCATTGGATTTCTTAATCAAACTCATAACGCAATAGTTTTAAAGTAATATATTAATACATCAATTTTGCATGTTTTATCACGTCCCAGGCATTACAAGCCCATCTGCTGTGTGGTACGCCTTCTTTGGTCTTGTATCTTATCCTTCCGGATTCGCACAATTCTTTCAACCTTTTGAGACCGCCTACTATCGAAGCTGCTTCGTATTTCCCGAAGGACTTGTTGTTTAAGACGATTTTCAATACATCTTCGTTTATCATAAGCATTTTATTTTAAGCAGATAATTGCCGAGAAACCCGGATACTCTGTTGCTGATACCCGGTATTTCACGTCCATTTTGTTTTTAAGAGTCCCGATCAAGCGGAGGTCACGATTGCGGCGTGATGCTTCCAGCTTTATTCCGGTATGCCGTTTCTTGTCATAGGGAACCTTGTAGATGTCCCCTTTCTTCATTTCGTCAAAAAGACGTACTGTCTGGTAGTTTTCGTCTACTGTAATTTCTCTAACCATAGTTTAAGTATTTGATTGTTTGCTGGCAGAACGGGACTTGAACCCGTGACTTCCATGCTAACCCTTACATGGTGTTCTACCGCCTGAACTATCTGCCAATAAAAATGCCGGACTTTCATAGCCCGGCATCTACCCATTTTCTATAACCCATAAAAACTAATCGACTAGTGCAACCAGCGATTTGACCATGTTCTTGAAGTTGTCAAACTTCGATTCAATCTTTTTCTCTTCTTCCATGTAATACAGCATTGATTTTCTGTATTCTTCGGATTCGCGTTGCAGATTCTGTGTGTATGCCACGAGTTCATCATGCGTCATACCCTGTAATTCCTCATTTGTTTTCATGTCTATTCTTTTTAATGTTCTTGATTTCCGTATCTATCTCCTTGTCGAACAGCTCCCGTCTGTCCAGTTCCCTTGAGCGTGCCGCCAGAATGGCGTTGATGTCCGCAAATTCATCACAGATGCTTTTTATTGTTTCTTGCAGCTCGTTCATTGTCCAGTCTGTTTGCGATTGAAAAACCAGTGATTATAAACCCGACGAATCCTATCCAGTACATAGCAGATAGGTCTTGATTGAAGTGCATTACCAGAACGGACAATGCACAGAGAAAAAGTAGTATTTTCATAACCGTGTGTATTAAATATCGTTCCCGTGGGCGTTCCGGTGGTTGCCTTACTGCTTATCAAAGGTCTGGTAAGCCACGGGTATATATAGTTCATGCTGGTGTCTAATCAGTGAAGATTGTCTTTGTAGCCGGCCTACGGCCACCTGCAATCGTATAAGTGTCTTTTTGTTATCTGTGTGATTCGTATGCTGCGTTTGCTTAGTGCAGCCCTTTACTCATACTCTTTTCACACAGCCGTTATCGCTACTCAGTCGTCCGTTTCACGTCAGGCTTAACGGTAAGCCTAAATTTCCATCATGTCAAAGAACCAATCAAGTAGAACCCTGCCCGATTCTCGCTATCGGTTGCCGTTCAGTCCGTCAGCAGGGTAGGTGAGTTACCAGCGTGTAACTGCCATGCCTTGTGATAACTGAAGGCTGATGTAGTCCATGCCATCATCTTCAGGCAGGTTGTATTCTTCAAGAAGGGCTTCGTATTTGTCCACCTCTTCAGTAAGTACTTTGATGTATTCTTGCTTGCTGTCAGCATTGAAAGCCCTGCATAAAGTCTCTTCATCTGCGTTGTAGGCGAAGTTCAAGTCTTTGTACAGCCCGTCAAGTTCTTCTTCGATTTCGTGGCGTGTCATAGTCATGCGATGTTTAAAAGGTTAGCTTTCTTGAAGCATCTGTATTCTTGTCTCTCAGTATCGAAGTACACCTGAACAGTGTCATTCTTCTTTCTGCTTTCACCTGATGTGGCTGGTATCAGATTTTCTTTCAGCGTGCCGTAGGCTTCACGAACAGAACCATCTACCTTTTTGAAGTAGAACTTTACTATTCTTTGCTTCATTGCAGCTCTCAGCTTCATGTTTGCCCAGGCGCATTTCATTGCATCACTCATAGAGAAACCGTTTCTCTTTACCAACTGCCATGCAAGGCTCATAATCTCGTGTAATACATTTCTTTTCATAATCGTGTGAGGGTTAGTTGTTTTTTACTATATTTGTTTCGTATCAAAGTTTCGATATGCAAATGTACTTTATAATTCTAAAGTATCAAATAAATAGCTTTAGAATTATAAAGTACATAACATTATTTAACTATCAGGTTTCTTAATACATTATTATATGAAGAAAGATAATTGGGCGTTAGGATTAGGTATAGCCTCAATAGTGACAAGTTTTATATCTATAATGCTATGGCTATGTAAATATGAACCTATAACATGGACTTTGCTGGATACTATAATGACCATGCTTTCTTTAATAGTGGCGATTATCTCCGTCCTTTTTGCATTTAATATGTTTGGCCTGAGAAAGGAGCTTAAAAATGAGATAGATGAAAAATTGAAGGAGATAAGCGACAATCATGTAATTCATACTGCTAAAACCATGATGTACATGGAAATGCGTTTGTTGCATTTAGCAACCGAATTGAGTAAAATTGACGATATAAGACAGTCTATTTACATGATGCTTGATACAACAGAAAAAACTAAAAATAAGAAAGATGTGGATTATATTATTAACCAGTTAAGAGAGCTTGAAAAACGTTATGGAGACAGATTGTTCGATGATACATTCAAAGGGAAACTAAGGATTAGACTGGAGAAAGTTACCTCTTTCTCTGACAGTGCTCTTCTCTTCCTTCAAAATTTCAAGGTATGATTCTTTTGCGTGGTCGATGATTTTATCCGACTCTTCAAAAGGATTCCTAGGTCCTTGAGGTTCTTGATGATGCATAGGTTTGATACACAAAATCTTTAAATCATCATAAGACGACATAGAAGTCTTAGAGTCTTTAGAATCATTAGTACTCTTTGAATCCTTAGAAAACATAGAATACTTATCCATGCCAAGCAATGGGAGTAATACTTTTGTCCAAACAAGTATCACAGTCACGCATATAAGTATAAACAAGAGTAATAGCAGAACTTTAAACATAAAAGAACAATAACCATAGTAAAAACACCCACAATAGGTACGAGCTATCATGGGTGTATATATTAAACCTCCTCGGAGGAATGTTTAACCAACTTGTTCCTTTAACACCTCGTACTTGTTACGGTACAAAGATGCTTTATAATTCTAAAGTATCAAATACAAGCTTTAAAATTATGGGAATTATTGAAAGATTTTTTGAAAGTATTGAAAAAGCAGGAATTTCTTCTTACGAAATTGAAAAGAAATACGGAGTTAAATCTGCTCAATCTAAACTTTCACAATTAAAGGAAGGAAAGACTAAAAGTGGAAAAGAAAAAACTCTCCCATCTGATTTATTATCTGCTGTATGTTCTGCAAGAGAAGATATTAATCCAGATTATATTTTAACTGGTCGCGGAACTCCATTGCGTCAGCAACCTGAAGTTACTCAAATATTTCACCCAAAGAGCATAGAAAAAGCTGAAGAAGATGGATTGATAACCCTTTATGATGTTGAAGCTGCTGCAAACTTGAAATCCCTCTTCGATAACAAAGACCAGAATATCCTTGGACAAATCAATATTCCAAATATCCCTAAATGCGATGGAGCTGTTTATGTCAAAGGGGATTCCATGTATCCATTACTTAAATCTGGTGACATCGTAGCATATAAGGAGGTACCTTTAGAAATGAGTCATATTTTCTTTGGAGAAATGTACCTTGTGTCAATAGATCTGGATGGAGATGAATACTTAACTGTAAAATACGTCCAGCATTCAGAAAAAGGTGAAGACTGGATAAAACTGGTAAGTTACAATCAAAACCACCAACCCAAAGATTTTCCATTATCTTCTGTGAGAGCTATGGCTTTGGTAAAATTGAGTATTAGAATGAACACAATGAAATAATATGGGACTTTATTTTAGGAAAAGGGTGAAGATTCTTCCTGGAGTGCATTTAAACATAAGCAAAACAGGGACAAGTTGGTCTGTTGGTCCGCGTGGAGCTTCAGTGAATGTGGGTAAGAGAGGAGTTTATGTGAATACCGGGATACCAGGAACTGGTATATATTCTCGGACTAAAATATCGGGAGGTAGTAGTAACTATGATAGAGATAAACATTATTCTTCTAAGCGTGAACAAGAAAATGAAGCAATTAATAGCAATCCGTTGAGGTTTATTTTGACATTTCTGTTTTTACTGGCTTCAGTAATGATTCCGTTACTTACAAGTGCTTCATGGATTTGGTTTCCTATACTCGCCTTAATTGGAATTTGTTGTGCTTTTATTCCTGATAGTAAAACGGAAGCTAATAATTTAAACTATAATGCTGATAAAGTAGAACCTATCCATATAATCCCGGATAAAGTTATAAACATATCAGAAGAGAAATACGTATCTGAAAATACTTCTACTCTAAAAGAAAATGAGTCTCATAGAGAAGAAAATATTTTAAAGGATTCCGTGATACATAAATTAGATCCATTATTTGAAGAATCGGCTCGTTTGGTCGTGAATCAGCAGCAAGGAAGTACTTCTCTTCTTCAGCGTAAACTTATAATAGGATATAATAGGGCAAGAAGGATAATGGGATTACTTGAGAAAGCTGGGATTGTTGGACCAGCAAATGGAGCAAACCTTCATGACGTGCTTTGTAAGGATGAAGTTGAGTTGGCTGAGAGGTTAGAAAACCTGAGTGATGACATGTTCCAAGAAACAACAAAAGATACTAATATAGAGGATAATTTTGATAAGAGTTCTCGGCTTGTTAATATTGGAATTGATTTAGAAAAAGAAGGAATGATTGATGAAGCTATTAATGTGTATGAGAAATCAATCATTTACAGATTACCGCTTAAGCACCCATACGAGAGACTTGCTATCCTTTACAGAAAAAGAAAAGATTATGAGAATGAAATCCGAGTTATAAAAATTGCAATAGAAGTCTTCATGAAAGAAAATGAGAGAAGAGCCAATATGGTAATTGATGAGGATAATTCTATGTATAATCAAGTAATGCAAGCATTAGAGACCAACGAAAGTATTAAGTATGAAGATGGGAAATGGGCTTTCGTTCAATATGATGTCATGAGTTATATAACAAGACTAGAAAAGGCACAAACTTTACTTGATAAATCAAAAAACAAAAAGGAATGAGAAGAGTATTGACTTTGTTGATGGGATTGTTCTTTTTCTGCACATTTCATGCACAAGAAGTAGTAAGATATGTAACGGCAAACCTAAATTTAAGAGATTCTCCTGATGTAACATCTTCTATTATTACTCAGATTCCTAGAGGTACTGCAGTTCTAATTGATGAGGATTGTGATTGCAAATGGATTCCTGTTAGTTATAATGGGTATATTGGATATGTTTCAACGAAGTATCTTTCAAAAGAAAAAGTTTATTATTCTTCTGAAAATCATTCATCAGGACAAATAAGATATTATACTAATTCTAGAGGTGAGAGAGTTCAGTCTCCTACATATTATTCTTCTGCACCTCCTGGGGCAACTGCTTTATGCAGAGATGGAACATATAGTTTTAGTAAAAGCCGTAGAGGAACTTGCTCTCATCATGGTGGTGTTGCAAAATGGTTAAAATAGAGATTTATGATAGTAACAACAACAAATAGTATAGAAGGATATACAATAAGAAAATATCTTGGGGTAGTCAATGCGAATGTGGTAATAGGTACAAATCTGTTTTCCGATATTGCAGCCTCTTTGACAGATGTATTTGGCGGACGTTCTGGAAGCTACAAGAGTAAATTGACTACAATTTACGATGAAGTAATGAAGGAACTGACTGGAAAGGCTGAAAGTTATCATGCAGATGCAATCGTCGGTTTACATGTGGATTTTGACGAAGTTTCTGGCGGTGGCAAATCCATGTTTATGGTTTCCGCATCTGGGACTGCTATTACATTGGAGAAAACTACTCAAGACAGATACTTTCTGTATGACTTACTTGAAAAAATTTACGACTATAAAGAGAAAGGAATATTGACGGAGGAAGAGTTTGATTACGAAAAGAATCGAATTTTGAATCAACACAGAAATCCTATCTCGGAAGAGTATAAAGGCATTTGCCAAGAGCAGAAGGAAAAGGAGAGGGAAGAGCTTTTGCGTGAGGAAAGAATAAACGAAGCTAAGGAGCTTTTAAAGAATCGTACTGGGTGCTCGATTGATGATATAGAAAAAATTGATGAATATCAGCTACAGGCTGTGTCCTATGATGATATTGATTTTGACCCCAATGATTCCATGCAGTATATAATCTCCAAGTTCATAAGATTAAACCGCGTTCCTGAAGCGTGTAAATTCTATATGGAAGAAACGGGCCTTGAGGATTTACAGTCTGCAATAGATTTTTGTCTCAATGTATATAAACAAATGTCCTCCGTTGATGAGGAGAAAGTTGCGGCTCTTATTTCCAAACTCAAGGTGTTAAAGAAGCGTGGATTTATAGAACAAGCAGTATCAGAATATCAAAAGATGACAATATCGGATAAGCAAACATCTGAAGCATTCATACTTTCTTTAGAGATTTGATAGGTATCCGACAACAGGATAGGGAAGGCATTCAAGTAGAAAAAATGTTCTAATGAGTATCCTTATTTAGCTTAAATTTAATTATAAACAACTGATACACAGTGATTTTATATTATTCTTAGATAATCATTCGTAATGAGTAAGTCGCGGGTTCGAGTCCCGCTTTCGGCTCCGACTTAAAACCGCTTATTCCATGGTGAATTAAGCGGTTTTTCTGTTTTCTATACTCATATTAAACACCCAGTACTATATTGGCGTCAATATTCAATTTCTGGCTGATTTCGCGGGCTACTTTCAAGGTCGGTTCACATTTACCGGAAATATAATCACTCAAGCGTGAAGGACTGACTCCGATTAATTTTGCTAAAGATTTCTGATTAAGTCCCATCTCATACATACGAAGTTTGAGGACATCAACCAGCGTTGGTTCTCCCAGTGCGAAATGCTCCTCAGAATAATCTGCAACGAGATTAGAAAGTAATTCTAACTCTATACTGTGAGGATTATCCAGAGGGGTTTCATCTGTAACCAGTGGAAGTAATTCCTCAACTCTTTTTACTGCCCAATCGTATTGAGCTTTTGTTTCTATCTTTGTCATGGCTCTTGGTTGATCGGTAATTGCCGATTCTGTTTAATTATAAAACTGAACAATCAGCTATCTTATCATACTCGGCATGAGTGCCTATAAAACGAATATAAACGAACTTTATAGTGAATTTTATCACTACAATCAGTCTGTAGCTATTGCCTTTGATATTGAATACATAATGTTGATTACCTATATTATCTACGCTATTAAAGGTCTTTTTTACGTCTGCAAAGCAAGTCCATTCGCTTCTTTTAACTATGGTAGTCCATTCTTGCAAAGCTACTTTTGCATCAGGATGCGCTTCTGCATATTCTTTTATAGCTTGTTCTGTAAATATTCTCATTAGATTCACTCGATTGTCATGTGGCAAAGATAAGAATAAAATTCTGATTTGTAAAATAAAATTCTATTATTTGGAATCATGGTAAGCACTTCTAAAACGCCTAAGCGTTTGCTTTCAAACGCAAGTGCATTTAAAGTAAAACGCCCTTGCGTTTTACCTAAAACGTAAAGGCGTTTAAGTTAAAACACAAAGGCGTTTTTTCAACCCTGTTTTAAAGGTTGAAAAGCCTATAATTTCTGGTCCGAAATAAGTCGGGCGATGCGTGTCTTGCTCTGCGCTCCTTTGGTAAGCAGGTACACATGCTTGTAGGCATCGCGGTTCAGTTCGGTAGGCGATCCGTTGATGAGGATGATGTTCCGGTCGTTGGCAAACTTCAGGATACCGTTCACGTTGTTCGGATGGAGCTTACCGATTTCGTCCATCATACAGTGCAGCTTGAAGTCCTTGAACTTGCGCGAAGCCCCTTCCTTGAACACGTTCAGCAACATGATGTTGATCATGGCTTTCACCAGGATGTCCGTACCTTCCGAACCCACGTTCGACAGCTTCTCTACGAAGCCCGTGTCGTTGTTGTTCTCGATGATGCGGAAACGCAGCTCGAATGAGTCGTACAGGCGGATGCTGTCGTAGCGGTAGGCGTGAATCTCCTTGATGAAGTCGCGGAGCAGGGCGATGGCCTCCTGCTTTACCAGCTGCTCGTTTTCCGACGAGAAGAGGTTGGTGCCCGGTGTGAGGTCATAGGCATGCTCGTTGTAGTACTTCTGGATGGCACGCAGACAGTTTACCACACGGTTGCTGCTTTCTTCCACCTTCATTTCGATGCACTGGATAACGCCCACGAAGTTGCACGTCTGGAATCCCTTGTTCACCTGACCGATGAGGTCCTGAATATCGTCTTCCGAAGCCGTGAGCATTGAGGTATCCATGCTGATGCGCTTGAAGATGTCGGAGTGCTCGTTGTTGATGCGGCGGACGAATTCGCTGATTTTGTTCTCTTCCACAAAGTCGTGCAGTTCCTCGGCAAAGCGGATGTACTCCCAGTCCTCGGTAAACTTGGTCTTGAACTTGAAGGTATTCTCCTCGTCGAAGTGGCCGGTAAAGAGATTCACCTCCTTGCGCAGACGGTTTTGCAGCGTCATGTACTGGCTGTCCGTGCGGCCCAGTTCGTCAATCAGTTCCAGGCAGGTGCGCGGCGTGTGGATTTCCAGCGTGACGGGGTTCTCGGGATTGAAAATATCCCGATGCGGCTTGTACCAGTCGTAGGCCGAAATCTTGCTGTACGCCTCCAGGTTGGCCTGAAGCTGTGTCACTTCCTTCTCTGCCTGCTGCAGTTCCTTGTTCAGGGCATCAATCTGCTCCTGCAAACCCGAGGTTTCCCGTCGCAGGTTGTCCTTTTCCTGGCTGAGCTGGCGTTTCTGTTCCTCCTGTTCACGCTTCCATTCCGGAATGTGGTCGATGAGGTCGCGCTTGTCCTTCTGGTACTCGATGAGCAGGGTGGCGTGCTCCTTGATGAACTGCAGTTCCCGGTCGATATCGCGCAACTGACTGCTAATCTGTTGCAGACGTTCGGTGTCGGCCCCCTGCGAGTGCAGTTCCTGCTTCATCTGGCGCTCGTATTCGGCTTTCTCCGTGGCGATGCGCTGCTGTTCTTCCTTATCCTCCAGGCGGATGCTGCCGGCCTGTGTATCCTTCTCGTGCGCGATGTCCTGCTGCACTCGGTTCCATTCCTGCTTCAGCTGGTTCAGCTTCTCGCTCTTTTCGCGGTTCAGGTTGTTCAGTTTGCCGTCAATTTCCTTCAGTTCTGCGGCGATGCGTTGCTTTTCCTCTTCCAGTTTCCGGAGTTTGGCAGTACGTTCGGCTTCCGCCTTCTTCTTCCAGTCGTCCAGGTCGAGCATATCCTTCTGGTACTGCTGTTCCAGTTTCTCCAGCTCGTATTCCTGCACGGCTATCACGTCTTTCTGTTCCTTGATGCGCGGCTGGTATTTGGCTTTCAACTGCTCTTCCAGGGCCTCTTTCTCCTGTTGCAGACGGAGGGTTTCAGCCTGAATTTCCGCCAGTCGCTTGATGCCCTTGTCATGTTCCGCCTGATAGTCGTCGATGGAGCGGATGTGGCGCTCGATGTCTTGCAGGGAGATGGAGATGCCGTAGAACGACGTACCCTCGTCTACAATCTTCGGCGAGAGGTTGGTCTGCCAGAGGATGGACTCGTCGCACAGCTTACCGATGTTTTCTTCCCATCCTTTCTTGTGCTCTTTGAGCCAGCCTTGCAGGGTGCTCTTGCTGTTTTTCAGGAAGGTCTCCAGTTCGTCCATACGCGGGCGGAGTTGCAAGTGCTCGGCTTGCAACTGCATCAGTGCCTCGTCTTTCTCCTTCAGTCCCTTCTGCAACTCTTCTTCCCACTTCAGCGTGAGTTCCTTGATGATGAGCTGGGCGTTGTTGATGCGGTTCTTCTTGCTCATGTGCAGACCCGTGTACGACTGGATGCGGTGTTTCAGCTCCTCCTGCTCGGCTTCGAAGAAAGTCTCCTTGCGGCACAGCTGCATCTGGTAGTCGAGGGCGGTCAGTTCGTTCTGCTTGCTGCTACGCTCCGGATGCAGTTGCTGGGAGAGTTGTTCGTATTCCTGGTAAAGCGCTTCGGTAGCCGCTTCGTGCTGACGGCGGGCTTCTTCGATGCGGGCATTGAACGTGTTGTTCAGTCCCTCAAGCTGCTTGATTTTGGCCTCGTGGATGCGGTTCCACTGCTCGTCGAGGCTCTGGATGAGCGACTTGTACTTGGTAGAGATTTCTGTGTAGTGCGAGGTAAGGATGCGCTGCTCTTCCTGCAATCCCTGCTGCTTGTTCTTCCACTCCTCCTTGCGGGCCGAACGCTCCATGATTTCTTCTATCTGGCGGCGGGCATATTCCTTTTCCTTCTGCTGTGCCTTTTGCAACTCGTTGTTTAGGATGGCCAGTGCCTCCTGCATCTTGTCGCAGCGCTGGCGCGACTGTTCCTGCAACTCCTGACGGCGGGTGAGGAGGGCGGTACGTGCCTTCTCAGCCTGGTGCTTCTGTTCCTCGGCCTTGGGCAACTGGCTTTCGGTAAGGCGGTAGGTAGCGGCCAGTTCGCGGCAACCCTGCACGAGGGCGGTCTGCTGGCGTGACACCTGTGCCGAGAGGGAGGTGATTTCTTTGGCCTGTTTCTGCGTTTCGCGTTTCTGGAACTCTTCGATGTCGCGCAGACGGGTTTCGAAGTTCTTCAGGTGCTCCTTGTAGGTGTTCAGGTCGATGGCGGTCTCGTCTTCGTTGATGGACGAGATGATGGTCTTCTTGATGAACTCTGCATCGAGTTTTGAGTTGAGGAGCACGTTCTGTATGGTACGCGGAATATTCTGGTACTGCTTGCTCTCCATGAGCGAATAGCGGCTCATTTCGGGACCTGCCCCGTTGCCGTAAAGGATGTTACGGTATTCGTCGTAGGTATAGATGATGCGTGAGTAGTCCACTCCATACTGGTCGAGGGCGGCACGGATACGGTCGTTGCCGCTGTAGGCCGTGCGGTTCTCGTCGACAAAGAACTCCATGCGGTAGGGCGAGTCAATGAAACGGTAGCACACGCGGCCCATCGACTTGAAGCTCAGGATGCAGAACGCTCCCTGCTCGGTGGTTACCTCGTAGATGATGTAGGAGTTGGAGTAGGGGAAGTAATATTCCGTGTAGCTCTGCTTCTCTACGGGGATACCCAGCTTCTGGGTGTCGGCGTTGTAGAAAAACAGGATGGCGCGCAGTACGGTACTTTTTCCCACTCCCTGCGTGCCGATGAAGTGCACATTCCCGTCCAGGTAAATGTCGTCGGCATAGGGAATGTTGGCGCTGTTGATAAAGATGATTCTATTCAGGTTTCTCATTGTCTTCCGTTTCAGTGTCGTCGTAAATTTGGATACTTTCAATCAGGCGTTCCAGGTAGTGCCAGGAACTCATCACCTTGTAGGTGTTGGTCTTCTCGTTCTCCAGCTCCAGAAAAGACTCCTTGGTGAGCTGGCGAATCAGGTTGTCGAGCACGTCCTTGCGCACGTCCTTGTCGGAGAAATGCTTGCGCAGCCCGTCGAGCTTGTTTTGCAGCATCACGTTGATGTTGGCCTCCACCAGAATCTGTTCGGGCTGGAAGCGGAAACCTGCACCGAAAGTCTCGTCGTAGGTCTTGAACAGGTCGAGCACGTCAATCCAGTAGTAGGCACGCATGATTTTCTGTTCCAGTGTGGTACGCGGTTCCACGCGCGAGAAGTAAAAGTATTCGTTGCCCCGTTCCAGGGTGTAGCCGATTTGGGCGAAGTAGACCGAGAGCGCTTCGAAGTGGTCGTCTATCTGGTCGTACATGTCGCGTACGGTTTCGTTGCAGCTGTTCGAACTGATGAACTGTCCCTTCTGGAGGCAGTCGAACAAGGCCGCAGTATTGTCAGGTATATGTATGTTCAGTTCCATAAGTCAAATGTATAGGGATGAATGGGTTACGAGTTGGCCGGATACACCTTGGCATATTCGTACTGGTGATACAGGCCGAATGCCTCGCTGATGCGGAGACGGTTTTCGTAGAGCGACACCATCTGGCAGAACAAGGTGGTGCGTTCCTGCTCGTCCACTTCGCGGGCGAAGGTGTAGTGCATCAGGGAGTGGAAGAGGTCTTCTTCCGGAGCCGACGCATCGTTCCAGCGGGCCTGTGCCTGCGCCTGGATGTAGTCGCTCAGGGTTTCCTCCAGGTCGATGACCTCCTGGTACATGGCCTGCGATTCCATGTCCTCCTCGCTGAAGGCGCCCGCCTCGTTGCTGCGGATAATCTCGCGGTACTGCAGGTTGCGCAGCACTTTCAGGATGACAGGACGTGCCTCGTCGGTACTCAGGTAGGGCAGTGACAGCTTGAACGAAGACGGCACGCTGCCTTCCACCAATACGGAATGTTCCCTTTCGAGCACTTCCGAGAGGTTGCTTCGCGAACGCAGCTCAAACTGGTCTTGCAGGTACTTCACCTTCCGGATTTTCTCTACCAGAATCACCTGGCTCTTAATCTGGTTCAGGTAGTTGATGATGTCTTGCTGGGCGCGGATGAGGCTGTGGGCCGAGAGCTGGAGCTCGCTACGCAGTTCCAGCAGGATGCGGTTCAGTTCCTCGTCGGTAGCCTGCTGGAAAAACCGCCGTTCCGCGTGCAGGATGAGGTTTTCGGTGGTATCAATCAGCTGCTGGATGTGAATCCGCTTCTTGTCCAGGTTTTCCAGTTTGGCAATCTTTATCTGGTAAGTCGGTTCGTGCTTGAACGCATTGTCGATGCTGCTCTGCAGGTTCATGATGTTGCGGATGGTGGTACGTGCAATCTTCTGGAAGGTAATCTTGATGTTGCGCACATAGCTCTCCTTGCGCGAAGCAATCTGTTCCTTCTCGTAGTAGTCCATCAGTTCGTGCAGGAAGGCAATGTTCTCGTCGATGATGGCCGTGTTGATTTCCTCGTTCGCTTCGAGGAGCAGTTCGAAAAAGTCGAGGAAGCGGGCATCCAGTTCCACGAAGTTGCCGTTCTGGCGGATGACTTCTTTCTCTATGAGCAGTTTCAACCGGTTTTCATCGTCCTTGAGCAGTGCCAGTGCGTCGGAATAGCGGAAACTCAGCGTCTTTCGTTTCTCGAACATTTCCGTGAGCAGTCCCCTGGCCGCCGCAATGGTATTGATAATTTCGTGAATCGATCGGAATATATACATAGTCTAGTTGAAAATTCGGGCAAAGTTATAATTTGCCCGCCAATTTTCCTAATGTTCCGAAGCGATTTTCCCCCTCTTGCGGAGTGCTTTTCAGGGAGGAAAGAGCAGGTTCCAGTACTTCCCTGTCAGTACTTCAGTACTTCTTAGGCAGTATTTGAGTACTTCTCTGAAAGTACTGCAGTACTCCCTTGGCAGTACTGGCTGGATGAAAGATGATGGTGCTTGTTTGATGGAACGGGAGTCTTATTCCTGACTTACAGCAGCAAACACGGGGCGGAGCTGCTGGCTTTCGGTCTCGAAGCCGTACCAGTAGCAGCGGCCTTCTTCGGGAGCAGGAAGCTTGCACAGACGGAGGTTGTCGCGATACG